GGTCTCGCCTTTGGGTCATTTAAAGCAACGCCAAACACCTGCGATGCGGGAAAAATGCCCGTTACCTGGGCCGCGACCAGCGCACCGACCTGGGCCTGCGCCCCTGCGTCAATTACTGCCTGTTCAAAGGGCCGGAAAGCCACCGCCACCGCGCTCGCCACCGCTGCCGCTACCTGGGCCGGGTCTGGGCCGATTGCGGGTTGCTGGGCCCGTGCCAGATCAATCGCTTGCGCCGCGAGATTCTCGGCTCGCACCGCTGAGGCGTTGACCCCCTTAATATCGATATTTATATTACTTATCAGGTTATCAACTCGGTTATATTCCCCGACTGAGGAATCCGCTCTGTCCCGCAGGGTATAAATAGCCTTTTCTAATATATCGGATTTTTTATTTAAATCCATGCGGGTTGCGCCAAGCTCGCCAAACAATGAAGCTAATTCGGCCTTTACTTGCAGCGCAGTTGCCTCGGCCCTTATTGCCACCGCATTAACTGCGACCGTGGCCTGAGGGGTTGCGGATGCTGCGCGATCAGCTATCGCCCCCTTAATGGTTTGCAGGTCGAAATAACCCTGTTCTACCTTCAAAGCCAACGCATTAACTGCGTCGATTTTGTTTAGGGTACTGAACCCCAACAATTCCGCCGCGACACCGCATAATGCGGAAGTTGACCCAAGGGCCAGAATCTGAACCTTAATATTGCTCATGCTCATGCTCCCACGGTTTCAACGATAAAGGGGGTTTGATCTATGCCACAAATGGGCAAACCTAGGTTTATCCATTTATTAGTGCTGCGAACCACATACCCGCATGTTGGGCATATGAGCTTGAGCATATTGGTGGATTGAACCTTGCGAGCACGGGCGAGCGCGGCATGGGGATAGTCCCCAAGGCACTCAATAATGGCGCTATATCGCTCGCCACAGTCTGGACCTGCAACGGTCCGGGCCCAGCGCTTTGACGCAGGGCCATCGGGCAATAAGCCCATCGCAGTGCAAACCGCACCATAAGTACTGTTTAACCCCATCGCACCATCAGCCGCATGCGATAGCTGCGCCAATAGCTCAAGAAAAACCTCAGCCGGGTCCGCGAGTTCCGGGCTGATCATTGTCTCGATACTGCCATCGGCAGACTCGATATCCGCATGGGTTTCCCCAAGGGTTCCACTGCGCGAGGCAGTATAGGGATACCCGCAGGTAACCCTTATCGCCTGGGCGATTGGTTGATTAGCTGCGTCAAACATGGGGCGAAGCTCGGCCACCGCCGCATTGAGCCACTCTTCACGGGTAGTAAATAGAATCATTTAAATCACCTTCAAACACTGCGGATTGCAGTTGGCAAATACCATAAGAATCTGCCAACTAAAATCCCCTATTAGGGTAAACCCTACCCTCCCATCCCCTTCGCCCCCCGCAGGCATTTTCTGCGCTGCTAGCGCTATTCGGGCATTTAGGCGATTGCATTTGTTCATCGCTTGCACCGCCTGCGATTGACTAGAGCTATTGGGTGCGAACATGCCAGCACCAGGGCAAACCATCGGCCAACTAGATGACAAGGTGCGCGCGCGGGGAGCATGGTCCGTGCCAGGGTTGGCAGGGTTTACACCTAAGCTAAGGGTAAGCACCTAGATAAGGTCGAGCCGTTTAAAAGCCCGTAGAGCGCTTGAAACCCTCTACCCTTACAGACCCCTAGGGTGCTCTGCGTTGCACATTGTGAAACGACTTTATGCACAGGTTATCCCCAGGGTTATACAGTCTTTGTCCCCGGAATTGTCCACAGGGTCTTATATAAGAGTTGGTTATCCACAGGCTTATCCACAGTGCTAGAATGCGAACAGACTGTATGGGTGTACAGTACTGTGCTTTTAACCAGAATTGAGGAAAGCTATATGAGCAAGATCGGCAATAGGGATTACCTATCGGAGCTTGAAGGGCCCGAGCGCCAGGATGACGGGGATGGCCTGGACAGTGAGGTAGACGATAGCGAAGCGGCACAGTCAGCAAGATCCGCCCCAGGTCCGCACCGAAGACAAGATGGACAGGTATTAGGTTCTGCAGCGTCAAGATTGAAACCATTAACACCAGCGCAACTAATGTTTGCCCAAGGCGTTATAGCTGGGCAAACCCTTCGCCAAGCGTATAAGGATGCATACCCTGGTGACAACACAAGTGATCAAGCTATAAGCGCCTCAGCATGGCGATTAAGTAAACGCCCCAAGGTCGCTGCTATGTTAGAGGCGGCTTGGGGTCAGACCGCTGAGGTTCTATCGTCTGACCTTGCAGCTACTAGGTTATGGGTTATGAGACAGTTGGTTGCACATAGTCGCGAAGACAAACAGGAAGGCTCACGCCTCAAAGCACTAGAGCTACTCGGCAAAGCATCAGGGGTATTCACCCAAGCCACAGTAATCGCACCCGAGGCAGTAACCGCCGATCAGTTAAAGAAAGAGTTGAGCGGACACCTAAAGCTATTGGACAACGTCAAGCCTATCAAGACAGGGACAGATAAGGGCTAGCAGTATGGGCGATGGGGTATGGTGATGATGTAAATGAGGGGGTGAAGAGGGTTAAATGGGGATGTGCTGGACCCACCCACCGGAGGGGGGCCCCGATGTACCGCTCGTCACCCGTCAGCCTGTAACGCTGTAATCCACTCATCCCATACAAAGTGTACGCATCACCCCCCCCTTTCCTCCCCACCTCCCCACCCCCCCTACATATATTTTTAGAAAACAATTGTATGCAGATACACTTGTATGCTACACTGATTTAAAGGAGAGATCATGGCAAAAGACGAACTATGGAAATCGGTTAAGCCTGGGCTGAACTACCTTGTAGTAGGGCATGACAAGAGTTGTTCGGGATGGGGTTACCCAGAGCTTTGTAAGTGTGAAATAAGGTATGAGCTTGTTACGAAAGAAGAATACGAGCTGGCTTTAGAAGAGCAAAAGCTCTTGGAGGAGGAAGGTGATTGATGATTACGCAATGCCCACGATGATGGCAGAGAACGCATTAAAGGAGCTTCACTGGGCTGCTTGCAAGAGGGACTATGACAAGGCTTTAGATGAGTCATGGAAGGCTTTGGAGGCTTGTAAAGAGATCTACAGGGCTTTGGCAAAGATGAAGGAGAGGGATAAGGAATGACTCCGAGATGGCAGATTGTTCTAGATTTCATCAAGGCTTACACAAAGATCCACGGGATTGGGCCTTCCTACGCGGTATTGGCAAGTGGGTTGAAGATGAAATCTAGGGCAAACATGCACAGGATTGTGATGAGATTAGAGAAGGATGGGCATTTGGAGACCAAGACCAGGAAGTATTACTCTATTAAGTTAGTGGACAAGTCTATTAACGATATAGTGAACCTATGACATTGCTCACTAAGAAAGAGATCGCGGGGTACTTGGCTATAGTGGACAAGGTACCTGAGAACGAGAGAAACAAGATCTTTGCGCTTATGGAGATGGACAGGGTTGAGCGTTGTAGGGAATCCTATCTTTTCTTTGTTCAACAGATGTGGCCCATTTTTATCTCAGGCAAGCATCACCAGATCATGGCAGATGCTTTTGAAAGGGTGGCTTCTGGGGATTTGAAGAGGTTAATCATCAATATGCCTCCTAGGCATACCAAGTCAGAGTTTGCGTCCTTTCTTCTTCCTTCTTGGTTTTTAGGGAAGTTCCCTGAGAAGAAGATCATCCAAACGGCGCACACCGCAGAGCTAGCAGTGGGTTTTGGCCGGAAGGTCAGGAACTTAGTATCTTCAGAGCAGTACTCTAAAGTCTTTGATACCAAGCTTTCTAGTGATTCCAAAGCAGCAGGCAGATGGAACACTGATAAGGGGGGAGATTACTTCGCTATTGGTGTTGGAGGTGCTGTAACGGGTAAGGGCGCTGATCTTTTGATCATTGATGACCCTCACAGTGAGCAAGAAGCTAAGCAGGGTAACCCTGCCATCTTTGATAACGTGTATGAGTGGTACACATCAGGTCCAAGACAGCGTCTTCAGCCTGGGGGCGCGATCATCATTGTTATGACCCGATGGTCAAAGCGTGATCTGACGGGTCAAATTCTTAAGTCTTCTAGTAAAACAGGCGTAGATGACTGGGAAATCATAGAATTCCCGGCAATTCTTCCTTCGGGCACTCCCTTATGGCCTGCGTTCTGGAGTAAAGAGGAGCTTGAGGCTCTTAAAGCTGAACTTCCTGTGTCCAAATGGGAGGCGCAGTACCAACAGAACCCTACTTCGGAAGAAGGGGCGATCATTAAGAGGGATCAATGGCAGATATGGAAGCATGAAGATCCTCCAGAGTGCAGTTATGTAATTCAATCCTGGGATACAGCGTTTGAGAAGACCAACAGGTCAGACTATTCTGCTTGTACGACATGGGGAGTCTTTACACACCCTGATAAGCATGGGAATCTCAAGCAAAACATCATCTTGCTGAACGCTTTTAAAGAGCGGATGGAGTTCCCGGACCTAAAGAAAGCTGCTTTAGAGATGTGGCTTGAATGGAAACCTGACACCTTGATCGTTGAGAAGAAAGCCGCTGGCGCTCCTCTTATCTATGAGATGAGGAAGATGGGTATCCCCTTGTCTGAGTACACACCGGGCAAAGGAAGCGATAAGATAGCCCGTGTAAACTCTATATCTGACCTTTTTGCTTCTGGAATTGTGTGGTGTCCAGAGAAAAGGTGGGCAGATGAGGTTATGGAAGAGATGGCCTCTTTCCCCAATGGGGACCATGATGACCTTGTGGACTCTTCTAGTCAGGCCTTGATCAGGTTCAGGCAGGGTGGATTTATCACCATCGAATCTGACGAGAAAGATTACGATCTCCCCCGGCGACGGGTCGAATACTACTAAGGATTAAAGATGGCTACGAACTTTGACAAAGCTATGGTTCCCTACAGCACAGACGCAGGGATGGACGAAGGCCCGGACATTGAGATTGAGATTGATAACCCAGATGCTGTTCATATTGGCATGGATGGGTTGGAAATTGACATTATTCCGGACGGAGAAGGTGATTTTGATGCTAACTTAGCTGAAGAAATGACCAGCGGGGAGCTTCAGTCCATTGCTTCTGAGCTAATTGATCTTGTTGAGACTGACATTAACAGCCGCAAAGACTGGGTTGATGCGTTCGTTAAAGGCCTAGATGTTCTAGGAATGAAGTATGAAGAGCGTACAGAGCCCTGGAATGGGGCTTGTGGAGTCTTTTCAACCCTTCTTTCTGAAGCTGCGATCAGGTTCCAAGCTGAGATGATCACCGAGACTTTCCCGGCACAAGGCCCGGTGAAGACCCAGATCATCGGGGCGATAGACAAGATGAAGGAAGAAGCAGCGGAACGTGTCAAAGATGACATGAACTACCAATTGACAGAGGTGATGACCGAATATCGCCCGGAGCATGAGCGACTTCTGTATAGCTTAGGACTATCCGGCGCGGCATTTAAGAAGGTCTACTACGATCCCGCCCAAGGACGGCAGACTGCGATCTTCCTTCCTGCTGAAGATATGGTCATGCCTTACGGGGCAAGCAACATATACAACGCAGAACGGGTTACCCATGTAATGCGCAAGACGCAGAACGAAGTTAGGAAACTGCAAGTTGCAGGGTTCTATCTGGATGTGGATCTAGGAGATCCGGTCCATATCTTCTCTGACGTTGAAAAGAAAAAGGCAGAAGAGCAAGGGTATTCCCTTAGTGACGATGACCGTTATCAATTGCTTGAGATCCATGCGGACTTTGATCTGCCTGGATTTGAGGATGAAGATGGTATAGCATTGCCTTACGTTATTACTATCGAGCGAGGGACGCAGGAAGTATTGTCAATTCGCCGGAATTGGGAGCAAGATGACAAACAAAGACTCAAGCGTCAACACTTTGTTCAGTACACTTATATTCCTGGTTTCGGTGCTTATGGCTTGGGCCTTATTCATCTTATTGGTGGGTATGCTAGGGCTGGTACTTCTCTTATTCGTCAGCTAGTTGACGCGGGTTCCCTTAGTAACCTGCCGGGTGGTTTGAAAGCCCGTGGCTTGAGGATTAAAGGAGATGACACTCCTATTGCTCCGGGCGAGTTTAGGGATGTAGACGTTCCTAGCGGGACTGTGCGTGACAACATCATGCCGCTTCCCTATAAGGAACCTAGCCAAACTCTGCTTGCTTTGCTGAACCAGATCACTGAAGAGGGCCGGAGGCTCGGTGCTATCAGCGATATGAACATCAGCGACATGAGTTCTAACGCTCCTGTCGGAACCACCCTGGCGTTGCTTGAGCGCACTTTAAAGACCATGAGCGCTGTTCAGGCTCGTGTCCATGCCTCCATGAGGATGGAATTTAAACTTCTCCGAGGGATCATCCGCGACTTTGCCCCTACGTCATATAGCTATACGCCAGAAAGCGGTGACCGTAAGGCCAAGCAATCGGATTACGACACGACGGAAGTTATCCCTGTTAGCGATCCAAACGCAGCCACGATGGCTCAGCGGATCATGCAGTATCAAGCTGCTATTCAATTGGCCCAGGGCGCTCCTCAGATCTATGACCTTCCCCAACTTCACCGGCAGATGTTGGAAGTGCTGGGAATCAAGAACGCAGATAAGCTTGTTCCAATTGAGGATGACCAAACGCCAAAAGACCCAATCAGCGAGAACATGGCATTTCTTGTGGGCAAGCCGACCAAAGCCTTTATATATCAAGACCATGATGCACATATCTCCACGCACATGGCAATGATGCAAGACCCTTCTGTAATGGCAATGATCGGGCAAAGCCCTATGGCTCAGCAAGTCCAAGGGGCAATTCAGTCTCATATTGCTCAGCACTTGGCCTTTGCTTACCGGGCAAATGTGGAAAAGCAGTTGGGAGTTGAGATCCCCGCTCCTGATTCTGAACTCACCCCCGATGAGGAAGTGCAGTTGTCTAGGCTAGTGGCAAAAGCTTCTCAACAATTGGCCCAGGTTAACCAGCAAAAAGCCCAGCAGCAACAGGCTCTGCAAAAGGCTCAAGACCCGGTGATGCAGCTTCAACAAGCTGAACTCCAGATTCAACAGCAGGATTTGCAGCGCAAGCAGCAGAAAGACCTAGCCGATAACCAGCTAGCTCAACAGCGCTTGGCCCTCGATGCACAGCGGATTCAAGCTGACATTGAGAAGGAAAAGATGCGGGTTCAGTCTGATGCACATAAGTATGTTGTGCAAAACCAGAATGATTCACAAAATGAATCTATGAGGCTAGCTGCGCAACAACGCCAACATAACCAAAAGATCCAAGCAGATCTGGTTAATAACCTTACCCGAAACCAAACTCAAAAGCCTGGGGTTAAATGATGGATAAGTATCTAGACTATCTAGTTAAACAGATTAAAGACAGGCAAGAGCATTTAACTGAGGCATTGGCCGATGGTGCGGCTAAGTCCTACGATGGATATGTAATGTTGGTGGGGGAGATCCGGGGTCTTTCCTTCACACAACAATGTGTAAATGACCTCGTGCGTAAATTGGAACATGATGATGAGTGAAACCTTGATAGCACCTAGTTTGTTTAGTATTCCCGCATCTTTGCCAGATGTAACTATGGATAAGGCTAAGCAATTACCTGAACCAGCTACCTATCATCTACTTTGTGTTATTCCGGAAACTGAGGAGAAATACGACAGTGGATTGATTAAATCTGGTCAGACTATGCACTTTGAAGAGGTGCTATCCCCTGTTTTATTCGTAGTTAAGATGGGTCCAGATTGCTATGGCGATAAGAAACGCTTTCCTAGTGGGGCTTCTTGCAAGGTTGGAGATTTCGTTCTGGTGCGTCCTAACTCAGGCACTAGGGTGAAAATCCACGGGCGGGAGTTCCGCATCATCAACGATGACTCAGTTGAGGCAATTGTTGAAGATCCCCGTGGCATTAGCCGCGCATAAGGAGCAATCATGGCAGATACCGACTTTAAATTTCCCGATGAGCAAGTGGTTAACAATAAGGAAACCGCAGGAACGGAAATAGAAATAGAGATCGCAGAAGACACGCCAGAAGATGATCGTCACCATACCCCTGCTCAAATGGCAGAAGCTCCGGCTGAAGCATCAGATGAAGAGCTAGGACAGTACAGCGAGAGCGTCAGGAAGCGTATCCAGCGCTTTTCTAGGGGATACCATGAAGAGCGCCGATCTAAAGAAGCTGCCGTTCGGGAGCGGGAAGAGGCTGTAAATCTCGCACGAAACCTTGTCGAAGAGAATAAACGCCTGCAAGGATCTCTTGGTCAAGGACAAGCCGCTTTACTAGATCAAGCGCAGAAAGCAGCAGGTATTGACCTTAATACCGCAGAGCGAGAAGTAAAGGCTGCTTATGAGGCTGGAGATTCAGAAGCCTTTGTAAAGGCTAATACAGCCCTAACAAAAGCAACAATTAAGGCAGATCATGTAAATAACATCAAGTTACCCCCTTTACAAGACCGTGAAGTTGATGTACAAACGCAATCACGGGCTGTAAATGCACCATCAGTTCCTCAAGTCGATACCAAAGCAAGAGCGTGGCAGGACAAAAATCCTTGGTTTGGGTCAGATGATGAGATGACTGCTGTTGCGTTAACAGTACACAAAAAACTTGTTGAAAGCAATATTGACCCTACCAGCGATGAGTACTACGAGAAAATCAACTCCCGTGTACAACAGCTTTTCCCAGATGCGTTCACCTCTGAGAAACCTGTCAAAAAGTCAACGGTCGTGGCAAGTGCTACCCGCAGTACAGCACCGCGCAAAATCGTGCTAACTCAATCACAAGTCAATATCGCCAAGCGGCTAGGTGTTCCGTTGGAAGCTTATGCTAAGCAGGTTGCGTCAGATTTAAGGAAACAGAATGGCTGATATCCGTACCCCCCGAGAACTTGAAACCCGTGCAATCTTTGAGCGCCCTAAAAGCTGGGCACCTCCAGAGAAGCTCCCTAGTCCTAACCCCGTCCCTGGTTATGACTTTCGATGGGTTCGTGTTAGTACGTTAGGCACAGATGATCCCATGAACATTTCTGGAAAGCTACGCGAAGGCTGGGAACCTGTTAAAGCAGCAGATCACCCTGAACTAGGCATTATGGCTATCGGTCGTGGCCGGTATCCGGACAGTGTCGAAATCGGCGGATTGATGCTTTGCAAAATCCCGAAGGAGTTTATGGAACAGCGTGCTGCGTACTATCAACAGCAATCTGATACCCAAATGAACTCGATTGACAATAACTTCATGCGCGAAAACGATCCTCGTATGCCTCTCTTTAAAGAGCGAAGCAGCAAGGTTAGTTTTGGCAAAGGTATTTAACTTACAGGAGTCTTAAATGGCTTACCCTACGATCGACGCCCCCTACGGGCTAAAGCCAATCAATTTGATTGGTGGTCAGGTGTTTGCGGGTTCCACCCGTAACCTCCCGATCCAATACGGCTATGCTACCAATATCGGTTATGGCGATGTTGTTGGTCTGGTGCGCGGCTTTGCTACTCGTCTGGTTACTACCACCGGTGCTACCGCTCCGACTGGTGGACCCGGCTCTGGCATGGTCGGTGTGTTCCTTGGTTGCTCGTACACGAACCCGCTGACGAAACAGAAGCAGTTCTCGCAGTATTGGCCCGCTTCAACGCTGGCTGGTGATGCAGTTGCTATCGTTTGCGATGATCCGGATACGATCTTCAAAGCGGTTGTTTGCTCAGCTACCACTGTTATTGCTTCTGGTAATAACGCGATGGTTGGTCAGAACTACCAAGGCATTGACAACGCGCCTAACGTCAACAACGGCAATTCGGTCAACGCTCTGCTGTACTCGGCGACGATTGCTACTGCTGCGTTCCCGTTCCGTGTTATTGGTGTGAATCCTGACACCGCTGTGGCACTGGGTACGGCTACTTGGGCTTCGGGTACTACTACCCTGACCACCCAGGCAAACGTTGGTTTCGCTGTTCCGCTTGGTACTGATGTTTCGTTCATCGCTGCTAACGGTCAAGTGATCAACACCGGTTCGTTCGTTACCACTGCCATCGCTGCTAACGCAACGACCAGCGTGGTTCTGAATGCTCAGTATGGCGTGGTTACTGCTGGTGGTACTGCTGCAACTGCAACTGTTGTGCCTTCGGTTGGTACGCAGATTGTGTTTACACAATACCCGGAAATGCTTGTGAAGCTGAATTTCAGCAACCATGAGTACTACTACGCTACCCCATTCTAAGGAGCTAAATCATGGCTATTTCACGCGCACAACTACTTAAAGAACTCCTGCCGGGCCTGAACGCTCTGTTTGGTCTGGAATATGCTCGTTATGGCGAAGAGCATAAGGAAATCTACGACACCGAAACTTCGGAACGTTCGTTTGAAGAGGAAACCAAGCTGTCTGGATTCTCTGCCGCTCCGGTGAAGAACGAAGGCTCTGCCATTGCTTATGACAATGGTCAGGAAGCTTGGACCGCTCGCTACAACCACGAAACCATTGCTCTGGGTTTCTCCATCACTGAAGAGGCGATGGAAGATAACTTGTACGACAGCTTGTCTGCTCGTTACACCAAGGCTCTGGCTCGCGGTATGGCGTATACGAAGCAGGTTAAAGCTGCTGCTGTAATTAACAACGGGTTTACCTCGGCTGTTACTTACGGTGACGGTGTTTCCCTGTTCTCGACGGCTCATCCGCTCGTCTCCGGTGGCACTAACAGCAATCGCCCTGCGGTCGCTGCTGACCTGAACGAAACCTCGCTGGAAAGCGCTGTGATTCAAATCGCAGCATGGACCGATGAGCGTTCGTTGCTGATCGCTGCTAAGCCCAAGAAGCTGATCATCCCGCCTGCTCTGATGTTCGTTGCTACTCGTCTGTTGGAAACGTCGCTGCGTGTTGGCACGACCGACAACGATATCAACGCCATCAAGAACAACGGCTCGATCCCTGAAGGCTATACGGTCAATCACTTCTTGACTGATGCTAACGGCTGGTATCTGACCACCGACGTTCCTAACGGCCTGAAGCACTTTGTGCGGACCCCGTTGAGCACTTCGATGGACGGTGACTTTGACACGGGTAATACCCGCTACAAAGCCCGTGAGCGTTATAGCTTCGGTGTCAGCGATCCGCTGGGTATCTTTGGTTCGCCCGGTTCGGCCTGATAGTTTAGTCGCTTACCCGTTGATGACTTAAAAAGAACAAACGGCAAAGGGGTGAGAAGCCCCTGCCCACTTCGGTGGGCTTTTTTACGCCTATACTTGTTGTGTTTAAAGCATAACTGTGCTATAAACAGTTACCGGACCCCCGGTACATCAAGCCGTTCCGGTCGGACGACATGCAGATTGATGTACTTATCTCGCATGTGAGGAAAATTCAAATGGCTGTAGCTACCCACCTTGGCCCCTGGTTGCTTGGTACTGTCAAAGACACGACCGGAACCACCGCAGGCACGATCCGCAATATCGGCGCAACGCCGGTTATCCAAACGAAGACTGTTGCTTACGCTGACACAACTGCGCAGACGGTCCTAGCTGTCATCCCTGCGGGCTCGATGATCCAGAATCTCCAGTTCATGGCGACGACGGCTTACACGACCACTGGTCCTACCTTCACTATTTTTGTGAACGGTGTTCAGATTAACACTGGCGCAGCGCTGTCATTGGTTGGTAGCACGGGCCTTACTCTCGGCACGAACAACGCAGCGGGTGCGACTCTGGTGTCCAACGTTGGTACAGCCGACGCAATCATTAGCTTCACGCAATCTAACGGTGGTGGTGGCACTGGTGCTGGCACGATGGTTCTTGCGTATCTGGTTCGTAACGCTGACGGTACTGCTGGCGCTAACCCGTAAGGAGTAGATCATGGGTAAACAGACTAATTACAGTCCTACGTTCCCCATGTTCCCTGCGGGAGCGGCACTGGTTACCACTAGCGACACGGTAAACCTACCCAACCCCTCAGTGATCTATGTTGGGGGTGGGGGTGCTGTTCAAGTGACCACCGCAAACGGGGATGTTGTGCTTTTCAGTGGCCTAGCTGCTGGAAGTGTGCTCCCTGTGCAGGTTATTCGTGTGTGGACGACAGGTCTTACAGCATCCCTGCTGATTAGGATTTACTAAGTGGCCCTCGGGTTTAACTTTGGTATCCCCTCTTTTGGGTGGCGGGCCGGTGGCGGTGGTGGCGGTGCCACTGACCCTTATTGGCCCTATGTCTCCATGCTCCTGCACGGGGATGGGACCAACGCGGCGCAGAACAACACGTTCCTAGACGGTAGCACCAACAACTTCACCGTCACCCGCAACGGTAACACGACCCAAGGCTCGTTCAATCCGTTCGTCTCTACCTACCCCTACTCTGTTGCTACTAACGGTGGGTCTGGGTACTTTGATGGGACGGGGGATTATCTTACTGTTCCTGATAGTACGGCTTTTACGTTTGGGACTAATGACTTTACTATTGAGTGTTGGATATATAGTTCACTTGCTGGCAACTATGGGATTATGAGTAATTGCGACAGTGCTACTAGCACTAGTTCCATGAGCTTTTATCTCGCTGCATTTGGGACTGGGGTGCAAGCAAATGCAGCGTATGGGTCAACTTTGGTTGGTGCTGGCGCACCGGCGCTTACGCCGAATGCGTGGAACCACATAGCCTTTGTCCGTGATGGAACAGTAACTAGAGCATATACCAATGGGGTACAGGGGTCAGGCACTGGCGCTATAGGTACAAACGCACTGAATGATTCAGTTAACCCCATGACTGTCGGTAGGTTGGGGAACTACGCAGCGTTGTACTTTAATGGATACATCTCTAATCTTCGTATAGTCAACGGCACCTGCCTCTACCCCAGCGGTACGACGTTCACACCCCCCACAGCGCCACTGACCGCAGTCACGAACACTGCACTGCTGCTGGGCATGAGCAACGCAGCCATCTTTGACAACGCGATACTCAATAACCTTGAGACGGTGGCTTCGGCGCAGATCAGTACTAGTGTGTTTAAGTATGGCACTGGGTCTATGAAGTTTGGTGGTACTGCCACAGATTACATGCCTACTCGTAAAACTTCTGCTCTTACGTTGGGTAGTAGCGACTTCACTATTGAATGTTGGGTTAACTTCGCATCAGCTACCGCCAACGGATATTTTGCCGGGGATTACGACGGAACCGCTAATTTTAACTTCTATATGTATGTTGCTAGTGGAACATTGCAGAATACTTGGAGACAATCTGGCGGAGGAAATATAGCCTGTATTAGTTCTGCTGGCGCTATAGTTATTAACACTTGGTATCATATTGCCTTTGTTAGAGACGGGAATACAAATCGTCAATACATCAATGGCGTACAAAATGGGACAGTAAGCGTTACTGGGTTAACAGCAGATACTAACGCCAATCCTTTGGCTATTGGTGCTGTTGGTTCTACCCCCCTTGCCCCATACTTCAACGGATACATAGACGACTTCCGCTTCACCAAGGGCATCTGCCGCTATCCTAGTGGGACCACGTTCACCCCGCCGACTGCTGCGTTCCCGAACCAAGGCTTGGCTCCTTTTGCTGGTGGCACTCTTCAAACCCTTGTTGTTGCTGGTGGCGGTGGCGGTGGCGCTCCGCAAAGTGTTTTTGCGGCTGGAGGTGGCGCAGGGGGTTACTTAACAACCACAGGACTTGGTGTGCCTTCTGGTGTTTCTCTCCCTGTGATTGTGGGGTCAGGTGGAGCAGTGGGCAGTGCTTCAGCAGGTGCAAATGGCGGTAACTCAAGTTTCTGGTCTTCATTAGCCTATGGCGGTGGTGGTGGTGGGTTAAGCGTAACTGTTGCTGGTCCCCCTTACACTAGTAATGCCGATGGTTCGGCGGGGCTATCTGGTGGGTCTGGAGGTGGTGGGGGTAGTCAATATTATCCATATGGTATAGGTTATGCCGCAGGGGCGGGGATAGCAGGTCAGGGATATGCCGGGGCGGTTGGTGGAGTTACTAGTACTGGGCCAAACGGTAGTGGTGGTGGTGGAGCAGGTGGTTCTCCTGTCGCGTCAACCGGAACGGGCGGTGCGGGGGTGGTTTCTTCTATAACCGGAAGTTCTGTTACTTACGCCAAAGGTGGTATAGGAGATCTGGGCCCAAATACCACTCCCGCTGTAAATACGGGGTCTGGTGGTGGTGGGTATTCAACTGCAACAGCAGGAGCATCAGGCATTGTTGTGATCCGATATGCAGACTCATATCCAGCGGCAACTGCGACTACAGGTTCACCAACCATAACTGTAGCTGGTGGGTATCGCGTTTACAAATTCACCGCTACTGGCTCGATTACTTTCTAACCATATGGCACTCGGATTTAACTTTGGCATTGCTTCTTATGGGTGGAAGGGCGGTGGCGCAAGCCCAAGTGCCCCAGCCACTCAAAGAGCCATTGTTGCTTTTGGTAACGCCAGTGATGGACTTGCTAATTGGGTTAGCATAGCTAATCTTATCTCTAATACAGGCGTTGTTGCTACAGATACGGCAACTGTTGCGTCTGGCAAAGGTTGGGGCGGTGCCGCTACTTATGGTGGTGATAAAGCTATATTTGGGTTTGGTACTAATGGCGGTGTCAACCTAACGGTTACAAATCTGGTGTCTAGTAGCGGGGTTGTTGCTGCGGATACAGCTACTTCTGGTACTACTGGAAGAATAGCATTAGTAGCCGCTGGCTACGACGCAGATAAAGCAATCTTTTGTTTTGGTACTACTGCTGCAACAAATTTGGTATCGAATACTGGGGTAGTAGCTTCAGATGTGACGTTTACCGCTGGGACCGTTAGAACTGGTCTTTGTGGTGTCAGATATGGTGGTGATAAAGCCATGCTCATTGGCAGTGGCATAGTTAATTATATATCCAACACAGGTGTGATCGGAGCCGATGTATCTATAGTCTCTATTACGAATAGAAGTGGTGCAGGCGCAGGGCCATATGGTAGTACAGGGCAAGCAATAATGGCTTTTGGTTTTGATGCTGGATATATAACCACTGTAAATTTAATTTCCAATACGGGAGTTGTAGCTGCTACTACCGCAGGCGCAGGTAGCGGTAGAAATGGTCCCGTTTATTCTGGATACGGTGGAGATAAAGCCATAATAGGTTTTGGATCTAACAGTGCTGGTAATAAAACTGGATTGACTAATCTAATATCTAACACAGGTGTTGTTGCTGCGGATACTGCGGCTGTTGGTACTGCTCGCGGGCTTACCTGCGCTGCTGGTTATTCTCTTACATAAATCATGGCTTCTAAATTCAACTCAGAATTCAACTACCGATACCAAGTCATCGGGGAGACACCTTGGGAGAAGATCAAGACTCTCAAGGGTTTCCTAGAAGGCCGGGTACGGGCTGCTGCGCTGGAGAAAGTAGCTGATCTGAAGCATCAAGCTCTGGTCTTGGAGATTGAGCACCTCATCCGCATTGATGCTCTGCCCCATGTGATCCTAGTCAAACAGGCTGAACTGCTAGAACTTGAGTCTCACCTACCCGCCCAGACAGAAGCCTTCCAGTTGAACCGGGAAGAGATTGAGATGCTGAAACGTCTCTTGGCTGAGTTGTACGAGATTGCAGAACGCATCCCAGGTTACACCGATGAACAGATGTTTGAAGCAAACGCAGCAAACGAATTCACCATGACTATCGGCAAGGACATTCAAGCTGAGATCCTTGCCAACGGTAGACCGTCCCCTGCCAAGCTCCGTAATGCCATGAGCAACCCGCACACCTTTGCTGCGTTAAAACAATGTGGTCTTCTTCCTCCAGAAGCTGTTATGCTGATAGGTAGTGATAACCCGTTGCAAATTGAGTTAAAACAAAATGGCACTTGAATCTATCATTGCATTCGTTGGCGCAGCGTTCCTTCCAGTTCTGGGGTACTTCTTGAAAACAGTCATTGAAGATGTTAAAGAGCTACGGCATGATCTAGCGAACTTCAAGGCAGAGGTTCCCAAGGTATATACTCCCAAGACAGAGTTTGACCGGGACTTCAATCGGATCATGGAGCGCTTTGATCGCTTAGACCAGAAGCTCGACAGTGTTATTGCCGGTCGGCGCAAAGAAGACTGAAATGCCCAGCACAAGCAAAAAGCAGCATAATTTTATGGAAGCTATTGCTCACAGTCCCTCCTTCGCAAAGAAGGCAGGAGTTCCCCAGAGCGTAGGCTCTGATTTCGCCAAGGCCGATAAGGGCCGTAAATTTGCAAAAGGTGGTGATACTATGGCTACTAAAGGTGTTAACCCATTCGCTCAAAAATCCAAGAAAGCTGGAGAAGCTAAGGGCAAGCCCAAAATGGGCGGTATGCCCATGAAGGATGGGGGCGGTGTCAAGAAGATGGCTGCTGGCGGTATGTTCCGTTCGTCGGCTAATGGCATTGCCCAACGTGGTAAAACCAAAGCTGCTCAGCCTAAGATGGCTGGTGGCGGTAAGTGCTAAGAGGATAAATCATGGCTAAACCTGTAAATAGGCTTACAGGCGATGCGCCTGATGGTCAAAATCCGAACAAAAAGTATGTCCCCACCAAGGAGGGTAGTTTTAAATACACTCCACCGCCACCGCCTAAGCCTGATCCAAGAGATGCTAATATCTTTACAGAAGAGAAGCTTCAGCGCTCAGGTGGCAAGATGAAAGAGCCCCCAATGGGCTTAGATAGCAAGAAAAAAGGCGGTGTCATCAAGAAGCGTTTTGCCCGTGGCGGTGAAATTATGGATGACGCAGGCATGGACGCAGAGGAAGCATCTAGTAAAGCATCTGGTCTTAAAGCCTCCAAGGGTGAGGATGTAGGGTTCTTTAAGCGGCTGATGATGGGAAATATTGACGCTCCTGGCTCTGAAGCTTATAACAAGTTTGGTGCTGGTCGAGGCAGAGTTGAGAACATGCCTGTTCCTGTCCGAGAAGCTAAACGTCTTTTAGATGATGTAGTTAAATCAGAAGTTACTAAGCAACCAGAGCGGTTCACCCCAAACGATACAAGCTCTGATGTAGAGAACACTTTTGCTTCCTCAAGTACTTCATCTAAGAAAGAACCTGCAAAGCAAGAAGCTGTAAAGCAGGTTAAGAAACCCACTCGGGTGGTAAAGAATCTTGATGGAGAAGCTAGAGAAGGCCCAGCAGCCCAGCTTGCTGCGGACAAGATGGATTACGTTTCACGCTCCGATACCATGAGGAGTAAAGGCAGGCCTGGGTCTATTTCTGAGTCAGATAAACCTAAACCTCCCGTTGGCTCTATGCGTGGTTATGGTGAAATTGCTAATTTAAATACCCTTGCAGAGCGCGACAAGAAATCCAAAGAAATGATGAAAGATGCTGATGAGCGAGATAGTTTCAAACGCAGAATAAGCAGTCTTTCTGGGGGTTTCAAAAGCGGTGGAGCTACTAAGGCCTATGCCCAAGGTGGTTCAGTCTCTAGTCGCGGCGATGGCTGTGCTCAACGGGGTAAGACTCGCGGGAAAGTCCTGTAATCATGCGTGCTAGCCGAGGAATGGGGGATATCAATCCCTCTAAAATGCCTAAAGGTAAACGAGTTCAACGTCGGGATGATACCGACATTGAACAGTTTGCTGAAGGTGGCTCGGTTAGCCCCGCATGGCAAAGGAAAGCAGGCAAGTCTGAGAGCGGTGGTTTAAATGCTGCTGGGCGCGCATCTTATAATAGAGCAAACCCCGGCAAGCCTGGACTGAAAGCTCCGCAACCAGAGGGTGGTTCCCGTAAAGATTCATTCTGTGCCCGAATGTCAGGCATGAAGAAGAAGTTAACTTCTAAGAAAACAGCGGATGACCCGGATAGCAGGATTAACAAAAGCCTTAGAAAATGGAAATGTTAAATGTCTACATCTGGTGTTCAATCATTCAATCTAGACCTCAGCGAGATCGTTGAAGAAGCCTTTGAGCGCTGTGGTGCAGAGCTTAGGACAGGCTATGATTTACGCACTGCTCGTAGAAGTCTTAACTTATTGTTCGCTGATTGGGCTAATCGCGGCATTAATATGTGGACTATTGAGCAAGGGTCTATCACTCTTGTTCCGGGCACAGCGACGTATGACCTACCAATCTATACCGTTGATCTCATGGAGCATGTTATCCGCACAGGAGCAGGTAACGCTTCCACGCAGGCAGATTTAAACATCACCCGCATCAGCGTTTCTACCTACGCTACTATCCCTAACAAGCTGACCCAGGCTAGGCCCATTCAGGTCTACATTGATCGCTTGTCACCCACACCCACGATCACTGTCTGGCCCACTCCTGACAATGTCCAGACCTACACTTTTGTGTACTGGAGACTGCGCCGGATTCAAGACGCAGGCAGTGGTGTAAATACGATGGATGTACCGTTCCGGTTCCTGCCCTGCATGATTGCTGGCTTAGCTGCGTATCTTTCTTTAAAGATCCCAGGAGGCTTAGAACGCAATCAAATGCTCCAAGCGCAGTATGATGCTGCATGGGAGCTAGCTGCTGGTGAAGACCGTGAGAAAGCCGCAGTAAGGTTTGTTCCTCGGCAGATGTTTATTAACTAATCATGGGCAATAGGTTTACTCAGGGCAAACGGGCGATATCGGAGTGTGACCGATGTGGATTCCGTTTTAAGCTCAAGAACCTTAAAGGCCTAGTTGTTAAGACTAAGTTCATTCAAGTGATGGTTTGTCCAGAATGCTGGGACCCAGATCACCCGCAGCTTCTTCTTGGAATGTATCCGGTCGATGACCCTCAAGCTTTGCGCAATCCTAGGCCAGATCGCAGCTATGTTACTTCTGGGCTTTTGTCTAGCGGATACTTAGGAGAAGGTAGCAGAAGTATCTTCTGGGGATGGAACCCAGTCGGTGGGGCTAGGTTGTTTGATACAGCATTAACTCCAAATCCTCTAGTCGCCGTTGGATCAATCGGCACTGTCACTGTAAGCATAACGTAAGGAAATACCATGAAATCAGATATGGCTCAAGATAAGTCCATGATCAAAAAGGCGTTTAAGCAACACGACGCGCAGAAACACGGAGGCGGTAAAGGCACATCTTTAAAGCTTAAAAAAGGTGGACCGACTACTGATGACCGTATGAAGTTTGGTCGCAACATGTCCCGCGCTAACAACCAAGGAGACTAATCATGGCTAAATTCAGTAAGAAGATGGGTGGCAAAGAAGTGGGGGACGCAGCGGTCTACGCTAAACCTCATACCATGTCTGGCGCTTCTGGGGCAAAGCCTTCTAAGTCCCTGCAAGATAAAGCCGCAGTGAATGTCTTTGGTGATAAGGATGTTGTCAAGCACAGCACTCCTGTGACCATTGGCCCGCTGAAGGAAGCAACAACTGCTGGAATCAAGATGCGTGGCTCTGGTGCTGCAACTCGTGGATTCATGTCACGTGGACCGATGGCGTAAATTATGGACTACACCCAGTTGAAAACCGCAGTAGAAGATTACTGCGAGAACACTTTTACCGACGTTGACTTCGCCACTATGACGCAGTTGGCAGAGCAAAAGATATTTAACTCGGTGCAGCTTCCTGTTTCACGCCAGAACGTCACTGGTCTGCTAACAGCTAACAATAAATACTTGACCCTGCCTACCGGGTTCTTATCTATTTTTAGTTTAGCTGTTATTGACACCTTGGGCATGTATTCTTACTTGCTTAACAAGGATGTTAACTTTATCCGGGAAGCATATCCTTCTCCGGCAGATCTTGGTACTCCCAAGTACTATGCTGTTTTCGGCCCAGATAACACAGCACCGCTGTACACAACGTTAATCCTAGGGCCAACGCCTAGTGCTGCGTTAACTGCTGAGCTTCATTATTCTGCGTACCCCACATCTATTGTGATTGATGGGACTACTTGGCTTGGTGATAACTTTGACTCTGTCCTGTTCAATGCCACAATGGTTGAGGCAATTAGATTTATGAAGGGCGAGGATGATATGGTCAAGTTATACGCTGACGCTTATAAACAGTCCCTTACTCTTATCAAGAACCTGAGCGACGGTAAGTTGCGGCAGGATGCTTATCGTAGCGGTCAAGTCCGTACACAGGTGATCTAACATGGCTTTTACTGGCAATGCTTTCTGTACGTCAGCTAAGGCTGGTTTCCTCCTGGGAACGTTTACGCCTCAAGTTGACGATATTAAAATAGCTTTATATAACAACAATGCTACTTTAGACGCAACTACCACTGTTTATATAGCTCCGGTCAATCCAGCTTCTCCTACTACAGGTGAGATCTCCAACACCGGGACTAACTACACAACGGGCGGGAAAATCCTACAAGGCACGGCTGTAAGTAGCGCTAATGGAGTAGCTTGGTTAACGTTCGATACCATCAGTTGGCTCTCATCATCATTTACAGCCCGTGGTGCATTAATCTATGACTCCTCTAAGGGCAATCTAGCCATTGCAGTTCTTGACTTCGGTGCTGATAAAACTGTTGCTACGGGGACATTCACTGTCCAAATGCCTGTTGCTTCTTCGACCACTGCGTTGATTCGTATCGCGTAAGGACACAAAATGGCTGTTACTGTAGCTCATTCTTTTCTTAGCACGATCCCCGATGATCCGCTTACCCCTACGCTAGTTAAACCATCAAACTGGAACGCAGCGCATGTGGTCACAGGGACCACTGATGTAGTCAACGGAGGCACAGGCCTTTCTGCTGGCACTTCGGGTGGTGTGCTTGCATTTACAGCAACGGGGACCATAGCCTCTTCTACGGCTCTAGCTGCTAATGCTCTTGTCATTGGAGGTGGGGCAGGGGTTGCTCCTTCTACTGTCACTACAGCTACAGGGGCTTTAACATTCCTTGGTACACCGACAAGTGCTAACTTCGCTGCGTTGTTGACTGATGAGACTGGCACAGGCTTAAATGTCTTTGCCACATCACCAACGCTAACTACCCCAACAATTTCAGGCTATACAGAGTCAGTGGTTGCTTGTGGCACAGCAGGGGTGGTAGGAGCTTCGTTCACGTTTGTGATTACTGCGGGGACGGTTCTAACGGCTATCCTGACTGCTTCTACCCCTTGCACGTTCACAATGCCTGCATCGCCGGTAGCGGGTCAGTCCTTTGTTCTGCGACTTACCAACTCTGCAACGGGCATGACCACAGCTACCTTTACAGGGGTTAAATGGCCCGGTGGCACTGTCCCTGTTATCACAGCAACGGCAAGCGCAGTAGACATTATTAGCTTTGTCTACATTGGTACTAGCTGGTACGGTAACGCAGCACAGGCATACGCATAATGTTTGCTTCGCTGAACCAACTGTTAGCAAGAAGGCCACCGTCTAAGCCGGGAGCGCCCACAATTGGAACAGCAACAGCAACTGGAACATCGAGTGCTACGGTCGCGTTTACTCAACCTGCTAACAATGGCGGGTCTATTATTATCAGTTACACAGCGACCAGCAGTCCTAGTGGGATTACCGGAGTTCTAGTCCAAGCGGGTTCAGGAACAATTACAGTTAATGGGCTTGCTGCTTCTACGGCATATACATTTACTGTTACCGCTACCAATGCAATTGGAACAAGCGTAGCAAGTGCAGCAAGCAACTCTATTACGACTTCTGCTGCAACGTCTACCCAGCGGGCTATATTTGGGTTTGGTTATGATGGTTCTTTGCTTTCAGTAACCAACTTGGTTTCTAATACTGGGGTTGTAGCAACAAACACTACGGGAGTTGGCAGTGCTAGGTCTGCTCTTTCTGGCGCAACTTATGGGGTCGATAAAGGTATTTTTGGGTTTGGAAACACTGGCGTATCCACGGCCATAACCAATAAAGTTTCTAATACGGGGGTAGTAGCTACTGATACCGCAGGTGTTGGCACTGCTAGGTATTACACCGCCGCTGCGGGATATGGTGGTGATAAAGCCATATTTGGTTTTGGAACCACTAGCTATGGGTCTAGTGGTTCTCCCCCTAATTATTCTTTGACTAACCTTGTGTCTAACACGGGCGTAGTAGCCACTGACACCACAGGTGTAGGAACTGCAAGAGCAGGGTTAGCTGCTGCTAGATACAGTACTGATAAAGCAATATTTGGGTTTGGTAACCAAGGTGGTGGTACTCGCAATGCTCAAACTAATTTGGTGTCCAATACTGGCGTTGTAGCGTCGGATACAACTGGAGTTGGTACGGCAAGAGACTTCTTAGCTGCTGCTAGTTATGGCACCGGCACTGCTATATTTGGGTTTGGTACTTCGCCAGCCGCTGTTTCAATAACCAACTTAGTGTCTAACACTGGTGTGGTCGCAACTGATACAACAGGTGTTGGTACTGATAGGTCTGCTCTTGCTGCGTCATCTTATGGCGGCGATAAAGCCTTGTTTGGCTTTGGTGTTGACGGTTCCGGCACAGTCAATCTTTCAATGACAAACTTGGTGTCCAACACTGGTGTAGTTGCTACAGACACTACAGGCGTCGGTACTGCCAGATTCTCCCTTGCAGCAGCAGGTTACTCATCCGTATAAATTACGATAGTCAAACTAAATGGCTAATGCTTTCCAACCCAACGCTTTCCAGCCTGCGTTTCAGGAACAAATATCCGTTACGGTCACACTAACTGGAGTTGTTGCTGTTGGAAGTATTGGCAATGTCACTATTTACATCCCTACCTGGGGATTAGTAGACACTGCGCAGAATCCTAATTGGCAAATCATCATAACGTAAGAGCACAATATGCCTACCTCATATACCACATCACTCGGCCTTGCTCTTCCAGTACAAGGGGACTTAGTTAATTCCTGGGGGGATGTTGTAAACAACAGCATTACTACCCTGGTAGATACCGCAGTTGCTGGTTATCTAAGTATTGCTATAACAGGTGACCATACCCTTACCACCACAGCGGGCGCTACCAATCAAGCCCGCAACATGATGTTGAACTTCACGGGCACGTTAGGAGCGGCTAGCACCATCACTGCCCCTGCTGTTAGCAAGCTTTACATCATTACCAACTCTACAGTTGGAAGTTTTGCCATTACGCTAAAGACCGCTACGGGGATTGGTGTTTCAATTTCCAGCGGGATTACAAAAGCCATAATCTGCAACGGCACAGACATGACGGAGGTAACCTCCAGTGGCGGTGGTGGCGGTGGCGCTTCAGGTGATGGTCTTCTGTACGAGAACAATACAATCGCAGCGACTAGCTATACAATCACCGCTGGCAAGAATGCCATGAGCGCTGGTCCCATCACAGTCAACTCTGGCGTGGTTATCACCGTCCCAGTTGGTTCTGTTTACACAATTGTCTAAGGGCAGATTATGAGTGTCTCAATCAACGGAAATGGTACGGTCCTTGGTGTTACAGGGGTCATCCCGTCTTCTGCGTCCACTTACACCTCAGCAGGTGCAGGCGCAGTTGCTACTACTGTTCAAACAAAGTTACGTCAAATAGTAAACGTAACAGACTATGGCGCAGACCCTACTGGTTTCGTGCCATGCGATACGGCTTTTGCTGCTGCGGTTACTTACGCAAAAACACTGTCCGCTCCTGAGTTGGTTATTAACGCTGGTGCATATACTGCAACAGGATCACTTACGTTTGATCTCCCAAACTACTCCACCATTACATTCATTGGAGTTATAACTTCAAACGTTGTAAGTGATGCGGCAGTTAGAATTGGAAGCACAGCCACCAATACATTTGGATTGTCTGTTAGAGGGATCAAAGTTCAAAGATCTGTCACTGATACGTCTGGCGGGTCTTCTGGGGTGCAACTTAGAAATCTTTCTTGCAGTTATGTAGATATTCGCCTTTGCACGGGATTTCAAGACGGTGTGTTCTGCTATGGTGACAAACCTAACGGGGGCTTTAGTTACAACGAAGTCCACATGGGACTTATCCATGACAACAAGCGCAATGTTTACCTAAACGCAGGGACTACAGGGTATTGCAACGAGAACAACTTCTATGGCGGTACGTTTAACCATAGCAGTACTTACCCTGCAATTGCCACTACCAACTTAGAAATTGCCAATTACGCTCCGGCCACGTTAAACAACAATCGTTTCTACGGACCATCGTTTGAAGACAATAGTACGTTAGCAACTGCTGCTGTAATCTGTGGTAGTAACAATGTAATCTATTGGCCCCGGATGGAGAACCCCGCAAATCAAACAGGGTATCAAATCCAGTTTACTGTTAATGCTATTGAGTGCAGAGTTATTGGTCATGGGTTCACAATGGTGGATTCAAACATTAGCGACCTTGGTTCTGGAAATATGTATGAAACCCGAGAGGGCGCAGTAATACGTTATCAAACCCCAGCAACCGCTGGGAAAGCTGTTCTAAAGCTTCAAAGCTACTTTACAAGTGGGGCTAAAGCACTATCCATACTTGACTCTGGCGGTGTAGAAAGAGCTTACGTTACCGGCGATGGTGATGCTACTTTCCATTCTGTAAACACTTCTATCCCTACGCCGACAGGGAATTTTGTTACCGTAACCGCATCGAGTAACGTTCTCGTTGGCGCTACTACTAGTGCCTATACGCAAGGCCTACAGCTTTACGGGACAGCGGCTAATGGTTCATCTAACGCTTTTCAATGGCAATACTCGGCCAACACCTCCGCTGCAAACTTGCTATTTGTCAAAACTCGCGGCACTACTGCTACAGTTTTAACCCCTGTTATCAGCGGTGATTTGTTAGGCACTATCGCATTTGCTGGCCCAAATAGCAGTTCTGCAATAGTAAGTGCTGCTGGTATTACCGCTGGCGTTGATGGTGCTGTAACTGCTACAGATGTTCCTACCTCGTTATCTTTCCAAACTGGAACGACTACAGGTAACACAAGAATGACTATCAGCAGTGCTGGGTTAGTTACTGTTAATGGAACTCTAGCTGCTAGCAGTCTTACACCAACCAACCCATTGGATGTGGCTTACGGTGGAACAAACATCGCCAGCTACACCATTGGGGATATCCCTTACGCTTCTGCATCAGGTGTGCTTTCCAAGTTGGCAGATGTTGCTACGGGTAATGCAATCATTTCAGGTGGTGTTGGTGTTGCGCCAAGCTATGGGAAGATTGGTCTTACTACTCATGTAAATGGAACATTGCCTGTTGCTAATGGCGGGACAAACGCGACTACGGCTAGCATCACATCATTTAATAACATCACGGGCTATACAGCTTCTGGTGCAACAGGAACGACAAGTACTAACTTAGTATTCTCTGCATCCCCAACCATTACTGGCACATTGGGCGCAGCAGCAATAACAGCTAGTTCAACGTTACAAGTCACAGGTGACGCATTTTTAAATTCTAGAGTACTTGTTGGCGGGCCAACTACTAGTGCATTTTTACAAGGCTTACAGCTTTTTGGTAGCGCTGCAAACAGCACACAAAATGCATTTCAATGGTGCTATAGCACAACAAATACTGCAACAACCTATCTTATTCGCTCTAGAGCAACAACACCAACTGGGAATACAGCCGTTATAAATGGCGATACTTTAGGTAGTTATGCGTTTGGTGGTACAGATGGAACAAACGTTGGTGGTAATCCCAATGTTGTAGCTACTACTGCTATTACTTCTATAGTTGATAATACGGTATCTGCTAACACAATTCCTTCTTCTTTAGTGTTTTCAACAGGAACAACTGTTGCTACTTCAAGGATGGTAATTAGCAGTGCTGGTGTTGTTACCATGTCAAACTATGGCGCGGGCACAGCAACCTTCTCTGCTAGCGGTGTAATTAGCTCTGTCTCCGATGAGACACTGAAGATCAAAGATGGGGTGATTGCTGATCCTATTCCCATGATCATGGCACTAGAGCCTGGGTACTACTTTGGTAAGCCAGAAGCTAATATGGGCGACGGTAGGCAACTGGGGTTTTACGCCCAGAACGTCCGCGCTGCTATTGGCCCAGAAGCTGCTCCTGATCCAGATTCCAAAACGCTGGAAGATGGCACTGTCATCACCAAACCTTGGGGTTACTTTGACCGGTCTGTATTGGCAGTGGCAGTTGAGGCTATCAAAGCACAGCAAGCACAAATTACTGCGCTAACTGCCCGTATTGCAGCGCTAGAAGCAAAATGACAATCACCTTCTTGGTGTAAGGATAAATTATGACTGTATCAATTGATGGCGCAGGGGTACTTACAGGAGTTACTTCTGGGCCTAGCTATTCTGCTTCTGGCACAGGAGCAACAGCCATAACGGTTCAAACGAAGCTTCAGCAATCAGTAAGCGCAGCGGATTTTGGGTTCCTCCCATCCGCTACAGCCGCTACTAATGCTGCTGCGTTTGCTGCTGCGTTTACAGCATCTACTCAACTAACCATCCCTGCCGGGACGTACAGCGTTACCTCTCTTCCTAATCTTGCCGTGCGTGGCACTCGGATTCAGGGCATTGGGCGTGTTGTGCTGAACATCACAGGCGCAGGACCGGGATTGGTTATTGATGCTGGTGCAGCGCCATCTACAACGGTAGTGCAGGATATTGTTATTGATAACCTGACAATTGATGGTCGGTATTCTGCGGCAGGAAACGTTGGTATCTTTATCCGAGGGATTACACACAGTCAGTTTAATCGCATCCGTCCTATTAACTGGATAGGTTCTGCGATGTACTGCATGTTTATGGTGTCCAATTCGTTCTATGACTTTTGCTATTCGGGGAACGAACCCGGTATTACGATTTTAACTGCTGTAGGTATTTCCCTTACAAATCGCAATGCTACGGATGCGTGCTCCAACTGCACTTGGATAAATCCTGTCATTGAGGGAACAAGCACTAACGGGATTGCCGCAGCAGCAGCTATTGCCAATACTTTTGTTGGCGGGACTGTTGAAGGATGCGGGTACACCTCTGGATACGGTGGTATTTATCTTGGCCCAAATACTGCTGAAAATAGTTTTATTGGTACTGATTTAGAACAGAATGGAATTCTTGGAGACGCTACTACGTTTCACATAAAAAACTATGGCTCTCGTAATTCTTTTACCAATATCTTTGCGGATGATGTTTTAACTCAATTGATATGGTTGGCCGGCGGAAACACTACATTAATTTCCGGGGGAGCAATAGGCAGTTTGAGGATTGATGCTGGTGTCTTAAATACAGTTACTAATGCTCTTGCTTGGAATCTTAACGGAACTAGCGTTATTACAGATGGTAGCGGTACAACTCGTCACATACAGTTATACAATATAAATGTTGGAACAACGCTTCCTGACTCTTACGTCACCAAAAATACTTGGACTCCTGTCCCAACAGGTTTGACGGTTGTTGGAACCCCAACATATACGGGCACTTATGAACGTGTTGGTGATCTGGTTTGTTTTACCATCCGCGTAACCAGCACAACGTCTACCGCATCAACTGCGGGGGCAACTAGTTTTGCTGCGCCAACATCTACTATTGTGCCGGGTACTTGCACCGCTTCATCTGCTAATACAGTGGCTAGTTACGGTGTGGGATTGTGTATTAGCAATCAACTTTACATGCCAACTTGGAGCGCTGACAGTAACGTGGTTATTTCCGGCCAATACTTTGCAGCATAAGGGATAAAAAATGTCAGCTAGTCTTGCCTTTAAAACAACGTCCGGTGGCTCAATTACCGTTACCCCTACGGATACGGCTAGTAACTACACCCTTACTTTGCCATTAGGTTCTGGGACATTGGCCGGACCTAGTTCAACTCCGGTCAGTGTAATTGACTACGGGGCAGATCCTACGGGCGTAGCTGACTCTACCACTGCGATCCAAGCTGCACTTACAGCTTCAACGTATGTGACCTTTGGTAAGGCAGGTAACACTTACAAGGTTAGTTCAGCGCTGACAGTTCAGACTGGTAGTACATTGGTTTTTAACGGCGCTACAGTTACTCAAACAGCAACGCAGACTCCAATGTTTGATGTGCGCAGCACAACTGGTGTAGTTATATCAGGCGGTAACTTCATTGGCAAAGCAGAGTCTCCATTCACCAACTCAGCATCGTCTCTTGCTATCTGCGTTCGTGGAGCATCTGCTACCAACCTGTCAGTCCGCAATAACACGTTCACTGGGTTTTGCTACTCCCCCTTGATGGTGGCGCTACCGGGTACAAACATCGAGTTCATCGACAACTTTGTTACCGGCCCAGGTGCTGCTGTTCTTGGTATTCCTTCTGCTGGTAACCGTAATTGCACAGGTGTCACGATCCTTGGTAATGGTGTAACCATCCGAGGAAACACAATCCAAGAAACCAGCGAAGGTATCATTGTTGGTCAACAGTCTACGGATGTGGTGATTGACGCTAACATCATTAAGAACACGGTAGTAGAGCATGGCATTTACTGTGACACAGGCATTCAACGCCTGACAATTAGCAACAACCTGATCCACAACACTTGTGGCATTGGTATGAAAGTGCAGTGGTACAACGACCCTGTGCTGACGCAAATTCCTAGTGACATGACCATCATTGGTAACGTCATTGAAAACACCGGTACAGCAGCGCCCTTTATTAGCGGCGATGGCATTTTGGTGTACAACTCTGCCCCAGCTACTGCGGGCACTCTTTCTGGCGTAACAGCGGCTAATCCAGCAGTGTTTACGACGGTAGCTGCTCATGGCCTTGTGGCGGGTGACGTTATAAGCATCAGCGGTGTTGTTGGAATGGTTGCTCCTAGCAGCGCTGTAGCTAATGTTTTAAATGATAGTTGGGTGGTTGCTACTACTCCATTGTCTACAACATTTACAGTTACAAACTATCTAGAAGCTGTACTTAGTACTGTTGGTTGGAGTGCTTGGTCTAGCGGTGGAACTATCACCAAAGCCATGTATGGTAACAACATCGCCATTACCGGCAATTCAATTCGCACTATTAACCAAGATGGCATTAGCCTACGGTACGTTAAAAATGCTGTGGTTTCTGGCAATGTGGTCGATACCTGCGGGCGTAATGGCTTATACGGCTTGTACATTGCAAACGTGGATTTCTTAGACAACAACGTGTCCAACATTCAGTACAACGGTGTTGCTGTGTATGCCCCCCTGCGTCCTTGCCGGGTAAGGAACAATACCCTTATCAATCCAGGCGCAGCAGGTATTGACACTAGCGGTGGAAGCTCCGGGATATTGCTTGACAGTAACGGTGGAGTTGATTGCTCGTATAACACAATCATTGGTGAAGTTACCCAGACCAAGATGTTCTATGGTATCCAGCTTGCCTCTGGTGACAAACGCCAATACACGATGGATCGCAACATCATCCAACGTGCTGAGAGTGCTGGTATAGCTCTTTGGAACGACACTCCCAATGTCTATCCCCTGAAGTCTTTGTTCAACAACAATAGTTCTTCTGCTGTAGGGCCAAACTCTTACACAGGTATAACCACAGCAACTCCTGGGCGGGGCACTTCACAACGAGACTTCTTTGGGGATGCTGCTCCTAGTACCGGAACCTGGGGGCAAGGAGACAAGTTCTGGGCGCAGTTCCCTGCTGCTGGTGGACCGCTAGGGTGGGTTTGTTTGTCCGGTGGAACTCCCGGCACTTGGTATCCTTTTGGCGCAGTGCAGGGGAGTAATGCTTATAGCGTCACTGGCGGGGCAACTGACCGGGCACTTAGCCCTGCCGTAGATACACTGCAAGCTGGCCTTAATGTGCTGGGTACGTTAATAGCCGATCTTCAAGCCGCTGGTATTCTGAGAACCTAATGAACCTACCTCAACTCCCTACGGACAAAGCCAACCATCTTTTCTATGGCGCGGTGATGTTTAACTTTGCGTTGATCGTTGCCCACTTTTCTTTTCCAGCCCATCAGTTTGTAATTGCCTGTGCATTTACATTCTTTATGGCAATAGGCAAAGAAATTAGCGATGCAGTGATAAACTTGCGGGCAACTGGCGATCTGATGCGCGGACCCCACGGGGTAGAAGTCCTTGATGCAGTAGCAACTTGCGCTGGTGGTGTTCTCGTTGCTTTGCCTCTGCTCATCACAAAGCTTGTGTGATTTAAGGTCATGCCATGCCGCTGCAAAAAATAACGCTCAAGCCTGGGGTCAATCGGGAAAACACTCGGTACACCAATGAGGGCGGTTGGTATGACTGCGACAAAGTGCGTTTCCGTCAAGGAACCCCGGAGAAGATCGGTGGATGGTCACGGGTTAACTCTGGAGCACCATACCTAGGTATCTGTCGTTCCCTTTGGCCTTGGGCTGCTTTGTCCGGACAAAAGTATCTAGGGGCTGGGACAAACCTCAAGTACTACATTATGCTTGGTGGTGCGTACAATGATATTACGCCCATTAGATCTACAACAGCACCTGGGGATGTAAAATTTAGCGGGACTATTCCTGGGCAATCCACTGTCACGGTAACTGACGCTGCTAATGGCGCTGTTGTAAATGACTTCGTTACGTTCTCGGGCGCAGTAGATCTTGGCGGTAATATCACAGCCGCAGTACTGAATCAAGAATATCAAATAACGTCCATACTAACAGCCAATACATACACCATATCGGTTGGTGTTCTTGCTACTGCATCTGATGCAGGAGATGGCGGGGCTAATACAGTTGGCGTTTATCAAATAAATACAGGTTCAGTAATACAAGTTCCTGCGTTTGGATGGGGTGCTGGGCCTTGGGGTGGGGGAGCTTGGGGGTATGGCCTTTCCGGGTACTCAACAATTCGGATCTGGAACGCGCAGAACTTTGGTCAAGATTTAATCTATGGCCCTAAAGATGGCCCTTTGTATTATTGGTATGCTTCTAATAGCAATCCTTTAATTAATCCTTTAACAATTCGGGGCGTTGCTTTATCCTCTTTGGGTGGAGCAGTTACTCTGCCCTATGTTGCTGGTCAACCTGTGCTAATGGGCTTGTCCACCTTCTTTACAGAAGGAACTCCAGTCACATTAGGTGTAAATGCTGGGGGAACGTTCCCCACAGGGATAAATGGCACAACAACTTACTATCTGTCAAATGTAAATACCAACGCGCTGGCCTGTAATCTGTCCACTACGCCCGGTGGGACTACTCTTGTAACCCCTACTGGAGCAGGCTCAGGAACGTTCTACATTGCTGATTTACTAGATGTTCCAAGAGAGCAAATCCTAACGCTTGTTTCAGATGTGTCCCGGTTTGTCATCTGCTTTGGCACGAATGACTACTACAGCACTGAACAAGATCCCATGCTTGTCCGCTGGTCGGATCAGGAAAGCGCAATTGATTGGACTTCTTCAGTAACCAATCAAGCAGGCAGTATTAGACTGTCCCACGGCTCAACCATCGTTGCAGTAACGCAGACTAAGCAAGAAATCCTTATCTGGACGGATACTTCCCTGTACTCATTGCAGTATGTTGGTGCGCCTTTTGTTTGGGTTCCTAAACTGCTCAGCGATAACGTAACTATCTTGAGCGACAGGGCTTTTTCTACTGCTGCTGGTGTTACCTATTGGATGGGGGAAGACAAGTTTTACTCCTACGATGGTCGTGTAAATACCATGATCTGCGATCTTCGTCAGTATGTGTTTGACGATGTGCCGGGGATGAACAACGAACAACCGCAGCAAATCTTTGCTTCAACTGTCGAGAAGTTCAATGAAGTTTGGTGGTTCTATTGTTCAAATGACGTTACTACTATTGACCAATATGTAGTTTATAACTACATTGAAAAGCTTTGGTACTACGGAACAATGGCTCGATCAGCATGGACAGACGCAGGAATTATTAGCCATTTCCCAGTTAGCGCAAGCAGTGCTGGTAGTTTGTTGTTGTACCAAGAAAGCGGTACTAATAACAATGAAACCAACAATAACACACCTATTGTTTCGTATATCACCTCATCTGAGTTTGACCTTGATGATGGTAATAACTTTGCTTTTGTGTGGAGAATGCTTCCTGACATTACCTTCCGGGGCTCTGAAGCTGCAAATCCTTCTGTAAATATGTACCTCCTGCCTTTGACCAACTCTGGCTCTGGGTACAACAACAACACCTCGACAAACAGCAACCAGTCTGTAGCGGATCAAAGCTTTGCGCCGATCACTAGGTCTGCAATTTATCCTGTTGAGCAATTTACAGGACAAGTGTTCACAAGAGTTCGTGGACGGCAAATGTCAATCAAAGTAGAATCCACCGCAGCAGGAGTTCAGTGGCAACTTGGTTCTCCCCGGATAGATATCAGGAAAGATGGCAGGAGATAAGTTATGTCGATTCCTGTTGGCTTTGTAGCTCCCCATCTTCCTATAGCTGTAGATCAGTACGATAGGTCTAGCGAGGATCGATTCATCAATGCGCTTCGGCTGTACTTTGGTCTTCTGGACAATCAAAACCAGACTTTAAATACCCAAGTCTCCACGAATCAAACCTTGATCTGGTTGAGCAATGGCTAATTTTCAAAACGTTTCCCCTGTCAAGCTTGGACAAAAAGCACTGACTGCTACCTATGCTCAGTTGTACATCACACCTGGGATCACACGCACTTATGTGAAGCAGTTTGATATTTCCAACACTTCGGCTACTCCGGGGACGTTCTACATCCACATCGTCCCTACGGGTGGCACAGCGGATGTGACCAACTCTATCTTCTACAACGCTCCCATTGCGGGTAATACCACTGTGCAGTGGACGGGGGTAGAGATTATGAACACCAGCGACACCATACAGATCAAAGGTTCTACGACTTGCGCTGTCACTGCTAGTGGAGGTGAGGCGGTATGATCACAGTCTACCCACCGCTTGGTGCTACGCCTGGGAACCCCACGGTTGTAACCTTTAACGGGACAACTGCGCTTGATGCGTTTGGTAGGCTCCGGGTAAGCGAGCCTTACACGCTGTTTGATAGCCAGAACAGGTACGCAGCAGACAATCAGTTTGATACTAGCACTGCCTCTGGCGGTGCTTTTGCGTTCCTGCCGAATGAGTCAAGCTGCTCAATGACAGTAAACACTACCAGCGGTAGTGAAGTTGTTCGTCAGACGTTCCGCACTTTCCCCTACCAGCCGGGTAAAAGCTTGCTGATGATGGGGACGTTTACATTTGCCGCTGGGAAAGTAAACCTACGGCAACGGGTTGGATACTTCAGTACGCAGAACGGCTGCTTCTTCATGCAGGACGGTGGGACCGGCACTACGCTGTCTTTCACCATTCGTACCTATGTGTCTGGGGCTGTGAGTGATGTAAACACAGTAACTCAAGCGAATTGGAACGGGGACAAGCTGGACGGGACTGGGCCTAGCGGACTGCTGTTGGATGTAACCAAGACGCAGATTCTGTTCATGGACTTTGAGTGGCTAGGAGCAGGTAACGTCCGCTGCGGCTTTGTCCTTAACGGTGTGTTTGTCGTAGCGCATACGTTCCAGAACGCCAATCAAACGGGCAGTACAGCCGTTTACATGACCACTGCGATCCTGCCTATACGGTATGAGATCACCAACACAGGGGTTACAGCGTCGACTTCTGTGATGAAGCAGATTTGCTCTACGGTTCTTAGTGAAGGCGGGTATGCTCAACTAACTGCCGACACTGTTGCTAGGCGCACTGCGGTCCTTGCCAACATAGACACTACGTTCTTGCCGATGCTATCAATCCGGCTGAATGCTTCAACGCTTGGTGCTGTGGTGTTGATAAAGCAAATAAACGTACTGCCTACCACGACCCAGAACTATGAAACGGTCTTGGTGAAGAACTCAGTTCTTACTGGAGCTTCATGGGTTACAGGTACTTTCCAGAACGTAGACTATGATGTAACTGCTACGGCAATGACTGTGCCCACTGCAACGTCTATTGTGCAAAGTGACTTTGGGACTTCAACATCGCAAGGCCGGAATGTCTTAGCTGGAAGCACAGGGTACAACTTTGACTATCAGCTTGGCGCATCAATTGCCGGTACAAGCGACATTTACACCATAGGCATTAGGACGGTATCCGGCGCTACCAAAGGCGATGCTTTCGCTTCCCTTGTCTTCTACGACCTGACGTTCTAAGGTAAATATGGCAACTACCCCAGCCAAACCCATAGCACAAGTTGTTTCGCCTAATGTAGCGGCTCCTTTTGTAGAGCCTGATTACGGTCAAATGATGTTTGGCAGTGGTCAAGATGCTTCTCTTGGAAATACTCCTTTGGGGATAGGTAGAAGCGCTGCTGTAGACGCTTTGCTTGGAAAGGGCTGGTCAAATAGTACGGATTTTGAACAGTATGTAACTAGTGGAAACGGGCAAGATGTTTATACCGGGCCAATGGTGGGGAGAGACAATCCAGACTATGTCCCGTTTAATGCTTCACAAGCAAGCGGCAAAGCCCAGCAAAGAATTAGCCCAACTCAATATGCAGAACAAAGCTATGGCCCTGGGGGCAAGCTTGCAGGTGATGTTGTTATTAAAGACTACCCCAAAGAGGATCTTATATTTGGGTTGCTTATTAACGCCGGCATGGCCGGGGTTCTTGGCCCATTAGCAGGACAAATTGGTGCTGGATTAAGCGGCGCAGTTGGATTGGGGGAGGCTGGGTTAACTGCTGCTGAACTTGCAACCCTTGGCGAACTTGGCATTAACACTGCCATGTTGGATGCTGGAGCAATATCAGCTTTGGGCGCTGGAGCAACAAACGCAGGAATGACTGCTTTAAGAGGCGGTGATTTTGGCGATGTGCTTACGTCTGGAGCTACTGGTGGCATTGGAAGTTACGCCGGCTCTAGTGTTAACAGCTACATCCCTTCTGACATTACCGGTACGGGTATAGACTCTTTAAATGCCGGTGCAACTGGGGCAATTAAGGGCGCTACAAGTGGTGGTGTAGGGGCTCTGCTTCGCGGTGATGATATTGGCGAAGCTGCTTTAATGGGTGGTTTGGGTGGTGGTTTTAACAGTGCTATGGAGAGTACTTTAAAAGGCATGGGTATTCCACGCACAGCAATTAAACTCTTAGGCCCAGCAGCAATTGCCACCATGTTGAATAAAGATCCCACTGGGGCTTTAATTAAAGCTGCTATCAGCCAAATACCTACAGGCAAAGCTAGCGGTGGGTCTATCCAAGGAAACAATATGCGCACGAAATACTATGACGGTGATGATGAGAGTTTTGTTGAAAACGACGATCCTGATTCTTATCCAATTTATGATCCTAGCAATGTTGAAAACGACGACCCTGATTCTTATCCAATTTATAATCCTAAAGACCCGCTAAACAACATCACTATTACAGATCCAGATGTTGATCCTAATGCGGCTAAAGATCCTTATGCTACTTGGGGCAGTGATCAAACAAAAGATGCTAACGGAAATGTTATTCCTCAGAGGGATGTTTCTGTAGTTACTCCTGATAAAGGCTTTGGAAGCACAGACTGGGCCAAGAACCTTCTAGGTAAAGCTGTAACTCCGGGTGGTATTGCTGCTCTAATGGCTGCTGTTGCAGGGGCTAGGGGCGCTAATGATCCTTCTACTCAAGGGTATCAGGGTGTTTTAAATCCTAAAGCTCTCACCGCAACGCAGACTCAACTTAAACAGCCTGCGTATGTTCCCTACAGTGGTGAAGCTGTGATGGGTAGGAGACAGTTAAGCGACATGGTGTACGCTCCTCCTGCCCCTCCTCCTCCTCCCCCTGATATGGCTACTGTGCTTGGGACTCCCGCCACGCAAGAACCAATAGTACCTCCCCCTAGTGGGATTGTCGGTCCAATTAAAAACCCAACACTAAAGGATTCATATGCAATGGGCGGTATTGCGGACTTAGCTGGTGGTGGTAGCACAGGTCAACCTCGATACCTTCGGGGGCATACTGACGGAATGGCAGATAAGATTGATACAGACATTGATGGCAAGCAAGCAGCTAAGCTAAGTCATGGAGAGTTTGTAATCCCTGCGGATGTTGTATCTCACCTAGGTAACGGGAACTCTGATGCTGGTGCTAAGGTGTTGTACAAGATGATGGATCGGGTACGACATGCTCGCACTGGGAATTCCAAGCAAGGCAAGGAGATCAATCCTGCCAAATTCATGCCGGGTGGATTAGCTAGTCTTTCTGAGTACGCTGATGGGGGCGCTGTTGCTTTCCAAACAGGTGGTACTGCACCGCCTATTGCAGCAGGCTCAACTACACCTGTGTCTACCATAGGTAATCTTTCTACATGGTCTGCTCCGGGCGTTGTTGATTACATCAATAAAGGCACTGCGCTTTCTAACACGCCATATCAGGCTTATGAAGGCCCGTTAACTGCCGGGTATTCTCCATTGCAGAAGCAGGCGTTTGATACTGCTAGCAATATCAACATCCCTACGGCTAAGATGGGCGCATACACACCGGGTACATTTGATGCAGCTACAGCGCAGACGATGATGAACCCTTACCTGCAAGCATCGCTTGATCCTCAGTTGGCTGCTGCAAAGCGTCAATCTGAGATTAGTCAAGTAAACAATGCGGGTAAAGCCACTCAAGCTGGAGCATTTGGCGGGAGCAGGGGGGCAATTATGGGGGCTGAAAGTGAACGTGCTCTTGGGGCTAATCTGGCTAACATTACAGGCCAGGGATACAATACTGCGTTTACAAATGCTCAGAATCAGTTCAACACTCAAGTAGGTCAACAGCAAACAGCGCAGAATGCAACAAATGCATATGGTCTTCAAGCTTTGGGTAATGTTGCTGGGCTTGGTGCAACACAACGGGGTATTGAAGCTGAAGGTATTGGTGCTCTGAAGAATCAGTTTGAAGAAGAGCGTAACGACCCGTACAAGAAGCTGGCGCTGGAGCAAAGTCTGTACGCTGGCCTGCCAGTCTCTACCGGGACCACCACGCCAAACCTTTCTGCGGCTCAAAAGGTTAACGCTATTCTTAGCGGCGTTACTGGCGTTTATGATAATGTAAAAGCTAATGTTGACAAGCTTGTTGGCCCTTAAGGAAATAAGAAAATGAACAAAGGAATTGTTTCTTCTGGCCTTAAAAGTCTGATGCTTATAAATGAAGGACTTCGACAGTTAGAAGAAAGTCAAGTCTCTCCTCAAGGCCCGGAGGGTCTTCCCACATTAGCTAAGCAATTGGCTATGGCGGGACAACAAGCTCAAGGCCAACAAGTTTCTCTTCCTTCTGGTGTGGCTCAACCCATCATGGATGATGTTGCTAAGAAATCAACCATTGGCGCATCTGTCACTGCGCCTATTGAAGGTTTGCCCCAACCGGTTCCTCCACCTGCGCAAGCAATGGCTCAAGGTGGCATTGCCGGGTTACGCGCAGACAATATGCGCAGCTTTAAAGAAGGCGGTGTGTTGGGATTTGCGGATGGAGAAGAGGTTCCTAAAGCCAAAGAAGAATCCTCATCTCCTGTTGGAAGATTCTTTAAAGGTATAACAGATGATTTTTCCCAAAGGAGCGAACGGGATGAGTTGGCTCAAAAGGTAGAAGATTTGTATTACAAGAAAGCAACTTTCCCTGGGTTGTTTATGGATCAAACAGGGGAAGAAAGAGAAAATGCCAAGAAGGTAATGGCGCGTTTGCCTAAAATGAGTATTGGAGAATTAAAGGCAATAGCTAGTGGGGAACCACAAAAAGCTCCTTTAATTAAAGACAGTCCTACAGAAGAAGCTTTACTTAAATACATGCGGCTTAATAAAGACAAGCAACCAAACAGGGAACCTTTGCCCCCAGAAGTTATTGCTCGTCAGAATCAAGAAGCATTACAAACAATCAATTATCAAGACCCAAACAGAGCCCGTCTTGATACTCAAGCAGCATACACTCCTCCGGTAGCTCCTACTGCGCCTCGTCCCGGCCCAGTAGGCCCAGCAGCTTCTCAAGGCATTGCTGGCCTTGCCCCTGCGGGTTTTGATCTAGCAGCGGCAATGAAACAAATGCCTCCTGAATTAACCCAGTCTTCAAAAGACTATCAAGATGCTATAAGGAACAAGATTGACTTTAGTGGTCAGCAGCTTTCCAACCTTGACCAAACCCGGCAGGAAATGTTGGCTAATCGGGCAAGGCAAGATAAGGAAGCTCCCTATCTCAACCTTCAGAAGATGTTTGCTCAAGGTGCTAAGTCTGGCTATGCTGGCATGGGCGAAGCTAACATCGCTGCTAAGGAAGCTCAACAGACCCTGATGGAAGCTCGTGCTGCGCAGGATGCATTGGCCCGCGATAAGATCGTTGCAATTAAAGCAGCGAATCAAGCTGAGAAGATTGGTGATAAGGCTGGTATCCTAGCGGCTAATAAAGATCTTGCTGTTATTGGTGTTGATATGGCAAAGATTAACGCCCAGATTGAAGCGGCTAAGATCTCTGCTGCTGCTAGCATCGAACATGCGAACATCATGGCTAAAGCCTCTGCGGCTAATTCTGCTCTTAATGCCTCGATTGAGCGCGATAAGATGGAGATGAAGAATGAAGAGATGAAGATGGCTAAGGCAGATGCTAGCTATAAGGCCATGAACGATTCCATAGGAAACTACATGGCTAAGAAACAAGCTGTGTTGGCTAATTCTGATAAGATCTTTGCGCTTGAAAAGGATAGTTTAATGAAGATGGCTGGAACAAATGAAGATTCCAAGAAAGAATTTGAAGAAGCTAAGCTTGCGCATGAGGCAAAGAAAATAAGAGAAGGCGCTGTTTATGATCAATACATAAACAATGTTGAAGATGTTATGCACAAAAGGTTTGGGGTATCACATGGTGTTCCAGCCCGTCTTGATCAAAAAGCATTAGCAGCACCCACAAAAACCTACAAGTACTAAGGCAGATATGGCATACAACATTGAGTTGCCTGATGGTAGTATTGTTGAGGACATTCCAGATAGTGTTCCTTTAGCAGAAGCTAAGAAAAATATTGCTATTAGGTTTCCTCAATTTGCGCCTAAACCCGATGAAAGTAAATCAGGATTTATACCTGCTTTACAGGCTGGATTTAAAGGTTTAAAAGGGGACGTTGCTGCGCTTGCTGGTCGGACTGGAGTAATGGATGTTGGTGCGGCTGAGAAGTACATAGCTGAACAACAGAAGCAGGCAGATAAGATCTTCCAGCCCACGCAAGATGAATGGTCAGAATCTCCGTGGAAGAAGATTAAAGAACTTGCCGGTGGATCTGCCGCATACATGGCTGCTCCGGCGCTTGCTGGTGCTGCTACGCTAGCTCTTCCTGCCTCAGTTGCTCCAGCAGTTGCTACTGGCATAGGCCTGGGTATTACAGGACTTGTATCTGGGGCTCAATTTACCGGATCAGGCCTTACCCGGCAAGTTGAAGAAGGCACTCCTTTAGCTCAGACTGACCTTACCGCCGCTGCATTAGCCGCTATTCCTCAAGCCGCTCTGGACGTTGTGTCTTTAAAGATGATCCCTGGTGTTAGGGGAATCTTTGGTGCTGCTGGCAAGAAGATGACGGCAGAACAAGCTGAGGCTATTGCTACCCAAGGTTTAAAGAAGACCGTTGCAGACTATGCCTTGTCCACCGGCACAGCAATGGGCGCAGAAGGTTTAACTGAAGCTGCTCAACAAGTCTTTGAACGATTACAAGCGGGCCTAAGCCTCACAGATGAGAACGCGCAGAAGGAATACCTAGACAGTTTCCTTGGCGGTGCTATCTTGGGCGGTGCTATTGCTCCTGCTGGGCGATACCTTGAGCGAGGCAGGGAACAGCGGGAAGCTGAGGTTGTTGGGGCTATGCCGGGTCAACGTCCCGGTGAGTCCTTAGCTGACGCTGCTCAGCGGTTAAAGAATGAAATAGACGCAGAGAAGCTGAGCTTAAATCCTCCTGCTCCTCCTGTTGATCCCAATGCCACCCCCTTGATGGACAAGGAAGCATTAGGGATGGTTCTTGATTCTGAGAACGGTTATGGAAAGCTTGATAATTACAAGCGGGCGCTTATGGCAATGCCCCAGACCGATGAGATCAAGAACTCCCTTGCGGAAGTAAAAGAACTCCAAGCCGCATCCAATGTGAACTTGGTGTACGGACAAGTAGCGGACAAGCTTGCTCAACAAGCAGTTCCTGAAGGCAATGCAGCGCTAAGTCTTCTGCCTGCTGATCTGTCCACTGTTATCACACCAGAACTAGCCAACACGATGGGGCTTGTTCAGAATAGGTTCAAGAACAATATCTTTAACCAGATTGTTGGTAAGGATATGTCTGTCCCGGCTGATGTAAATACAGTTAGGTCAGTCCTTGAGTCTTACATTGCTACTGCAAAGCCTGGGGATACACCATCCAAGATCGCTACGTTCTTGAAGTCCATCCCGCCCACAACAGAAATTGCCCCGGAGTCTGTAAATGTTGGAACAACTGACACAGCCCCAAGTGGAGAAAGCACTGTCGTGGCTAGCGAGCCCGGTGCAGGAACCCCCCCCGCAGGAGTTGGAACCCCTGAGTCAAGTGGAGTGGTTTCTACTGGGGAGGATGTTACAGGCACTGTTGGAGGAGAAGCAGCAGCACCCCCTCCAGTAATCACGCAAAGCGCTAAAGATTTGCTAGAGAGCATTGATGTTGGTGGTGGTACGCCAGCGTTTATGACTAACAAACTAAAGCAAATTGCTGCTGACAATGGTATTGAAGTTCTGTCAAGTGACACGCCAAACTCTGTCATTGACAAAATCCGGGACAAAGTTAAACCTCCTGTTACTAAACCAGAAGTCCTTGAAGGAGGGATGAACAAAGATCAGTGGATTAATTCTCTTCTTGGACAGAACAGAATTGCCAAAGAAAAATTTGGGATAACTTTAGACGTTACCCCCGAGGGCAAGTTAAACTTTACCGGTGACATTAGGAAAACCAAACAAGGAAAAGCTTTTGCTGCATCCCTAGAATCTGCTTATAAGGCCGGTGCTACAGAGAAGGAAATCGCAGCAGCTATAAAGTCTGCTCCTAGCGCTCCTGTTAAAGAGTTCTTCTCCAAGCGTAAACCCAAAGCAGCACCTAAGCCCAAAGCAGAACTCTCTGAAGTTGAAAAGCAAGATGCTGAAGCTATAGCGGCGTTTAAAGCTGAAGGCCCTGCTCGGATCGCCGAGAAGACAGAGCAGATCAAGAACATCATGGGCAAGATCCTTAACCGGATGGGCCTTAAGGATGTTGCAGTAAAGATCATGGACGATATTGAGTCCAAGGAAGCAGGAGGATCTTACTCAGAAAAGCTCATCAAGATTGCACTGGACGAAGCAAGGCCTGTAAGCACTCTGCGCCATGAGGCTATCCATGCCCTGAAGGAGCTTGGTTTCTTTAGTGAAAGCCAATGGAACACCTTGGTTAAGCAGGCCAAGGAAGGGTGGATTGACACCTATTTAAAGAGCCGCGATGTTAATGGCGGGCCTTTAAAAGAGGGTGAGAAGTCCAGGTACGACATTTACATGGAGCGTCCTGAATTCAAGTCTGACCCTAATGCCATCATTGAAGAAGCAATCGCAGATGCATTTGGGGACTTCGATACCAACGGCGCTCCTCCTGGGATGCTCAAGGCAATCCTAAACAGGCTGATTAGCTTCTTTGACGCGATTAAGAGTGCTTTACAGGGCAATGGGATCTACACCTCTGAGCAAGCCGCTAGGCAAGTCTTTGGCAAGATTGCAAGGGGTGAGCTTAAGGCTGGGGAAACCAAGGCTAGTGGAGTTAAGTTTAGCCTTAAATCAGTTCCTAATGAGCCGGGTACAGAACCTATCCCTGAAGGCCATGTTCGGTTGTACCATCAAACAGATAAAGATTCTTTAGAGAAAATAGCTAAAGAAGGATTGTTACTTAAGTATGCAAGAGGAATTGAAGGGCCAAAAGCTATATACGCAGGGGAAACCCCGTTTTATCGCCCTGCTACAAAAAGTCCAACTCTAGAGTTCCATGTTCCAAAGGATCAATGGGATTCTCCTTTTGTTTTAGGTGATGTAACGCCGGATAAAATAATTGCGGCACATCAACCTTGGCACATGCTTGCTAGATATCTTGAAGATAACCCTAAATCAAAAGAACAAGCATTGTCTGGTAAGTTTGATGACCTTGAAGACGATTACAAAAAAGCCGTTGACTATATTAAAGAAAAGTATAAACCAGCAAAGCTAAGCCTTCGTGCTCCTAACACTAAAGAATTTAAACAGTTCTTTGGCGATAGCAAGGTAGTGGATGAGAATGGTGAGCCGTTGGTGATGTACCACGGTACTCCTTATGACTTTGTTTCAGGTCGGGATCAAGGTGTGTTTAACACCAAGGACTTTGGTGCTCTGTTAGGTAAAGGGGCTTACTTTACCGCTGATCCCAAAGATGCTGAACAGTATGCTGGGAAAACAGCTTACGGTAAACCTAACTTAATCCCAGCGTACATAAGTTTAGAGAACCCGTTAATTGTTGAATCCGTAACGGGGAAAATACCCAATCAAGCTGAGTTAATTAAACAAGGATTTGATGGTGTTTTATTAAAAAATGAAGATGGCTCTGTTAAATGGGCGGTTGCTTTTGAGCCTAATCAAATTAAGTCTGCCACTGGAAACATAGGCACATACTCCAAAGAAAACCCTGATATCAGGTATAGCCTGCGTGCGCCCGACACTAAAGAATTTTACCGGTTCTTTGATGACAGCAAAGTGGTGGATGAGGACGGTGATCCGTTAGTTGTTTATCACGCAACTTACTCTGACATAGATAAATTTAAAACAACGCACCCGGAAGATGAAGAAAGTCGATTTGGCGCACATTTTGGCCCAACGGAAGCGGCTGAGAATAAATTTGAATTAAAACTAGCAGAAGACAAGAGAGATAACAGATCTAGTGGAAAAGTTGGTGCTAATATGGTCCCTGTATTTTTAAGCATACAGAACCCGTTGCGGCTGGAAGAAAACCGTTCTGGGCGGTGGGGGGTAGATGATGTTTTTCAAGCTATTGCAAAAGCTGTTGAACAAGACAAATTTGCCGGTATTTCCCCCAAGGGTGATTGGATAGATGCTTTTTATGAAGACAACTCACAACTAGAATATGAGGCAGGATTAACAAACGAAGAAGATAGCAGATCTTGGCAAGAAACATACTTATGGAAACCGGGTGAGCGCAGTAAGATATTAAAGGCATGGTTAAAGACTTATGGCTATGACGGCATAGTTTATGATAACAAGTTTGAAGGTGGCGGCGATAGCTATATTGCTTTATATCCAGGGCAAATCAAATCTGCCATTGGAAACATAGGCACATACGACAGGAAAAATCCTGACATTAGGTATAGCCTGCGTACCATTCCTGATACCAAAGAGTTTAAACAGTGGTCGCGTGATGCGCCTGTTATCCGCTATGAGGAAACTGAGAAATACAAAGGTGGGCCTGCTGTATTCCAAGCTTTTCATGGCACAACGCATACCGGCATAGAAACCTTTGATGTATACAAAGGAAGTGCAGATGGCGCATTAGGTGCAGGCTCTTACCTGACTACAAGCCCGGAAGATGCTAGCGCAAATTACGCTGGTGTTGGGCCTGACCTAACCGCAAGGATAGCTATAGAAGAAGAATCTCTTAGCGACTCATTTAATGATGATGCTTACAACGCATCAGAAATGTTAAATGATTACTTTCAAGATAACAAAATAGACAACGAAGTTACGGATGATAACTTTGATGAGCTAAAGGATGAGTATGGTGAAAAGGCCATACATCATGCAGCGCAGAAATCTTTAAAAGGTGATTCAGAAGGCTTGGTCATGCCTACATATGTTCGCATGTTAAAGCCATTTGATATGCGTCCTAAAGGATTATTCTTAGACTATTCTTATAAAACAGATGAAGAAGGTGATCCAATAGATGGTTCAGAACAAGGGGCATTGATTGACTTCTTAGAAGCTGCCCGTAATGTATTAGAGGCTTACGGCCCTAATGAATTCACATCAACTGTTTTGGATGAAGCGGCTGATGGCATTAGCGCAAAAGAAATATTTGATATAGCCACAAAAACACTGTCTAATAACTATGATGACAATGGCCTTGTTTCTATTGGGCATATTGTTCAAGAAATAGCCAGGGAAGCTGGGTATGATGGTTTAATCCAAGATGCAAACTCATACTTTGGAACAGGTAGAAAAGGTTTTGGTGGGTTAAGGGTTCCCAGCATGGTCGGGGTCCAAGAAGGTGTTTTGCATTTAATGCCTTTTAAGGACAATCAGATTAAATCTGCCATAGGTAACCAAGGAACCTATAGTGAAAAAGGAAACATCAAGTTTAGCCTGCGCACAATAGACTTGGAAAAGTCTAAGCGCATGGATGAGGCTTTGCGCGGCAAACCTTATGTTGAAGCTCTTGATCTTGCCATTAAGAAAGCAACAGACGCAGGCCAAAAATCCATACTTGAGAAGGTCAAGGTTAGGTATGAAGATCTAAAGGCCCGTGGCTTTGAGTTTAAGTTTGCGCTGACCCCTGTAAATAAACAACTTACCGGGAAGTATGGGGTTGTTGAGCTTACCTATAAGAAGCTAGGTTCTCCCACCCAAATAGAAATGACCGTTAATGGGTTTAATGATAATCAATCATCATTAAACCCTGAGACTTTGGCGCATGAGTTTGTCCATACTGTAACTGCTGCTCAAATAGCATTTGTTCCAGAAAGCGGGCCCACTAGGGAGCTTTATAAGCTTTACGATGATGTTGTTACTCATTTCAATGAGCAATATAAATCTGGGAAACTTGATAAAGATCTTGAAGCTGATATTAGGATATGGATTGCTGATCCTGATGAGCTTATTGCTTATGGTTTAACCAGCCCAAATGCCCAGAATTGGTTAGCATCTATACAAGATAAGTCAGGTAAGACTTGGCTTAGTAAGTTGTTTGATGTTATATCAAAGGTCTTAAACTTAACTGGCGCAGAGAAATCTGTGTTAGCTAGGTTGATGACGGTATCTGAAGATATCTTTACAGAAGAACTCACTCCTCAGACAGAGAAAGCCAACCTTAAAGGTTTTTCTTTTGGTAAGCAAGAGAACAAGACTGGCAAACCTACTTGGACACTTGGTCAAGGTGATTTAGCCTGGGTTGAAAACAACATCGCCCTGTTCACTGCCAAGTCCATGATTGGCGATAAGACTCTTTATGTTGCTAGTAAAGAGGGGCAAGGACAAACCAGGGTAGATATCCGGAAGTACACCGGAACAATGTTCACCCCGGAGGAGCTTGCTCGTTTAAAGGACAAGGCCGATGAACTAAGCAGTGCTCCGGAAACCAAGTTCAGTCTGCGTTCTACTTGGAGTCCGTCCATGAATGCAGCGATTGATCGCACATCAGTTGCTCGCATAGAAGAAGGCTGGGCTGCTAGGCTCCTGAGCGCAATCTCTCCCAAGAACTTCTCAGAGTACCGTCAGGTCTGGTTAAATCGTTACAACCAGCTTGGTGTCTATGACAAGATGCGGGCTGATCGGATGGGCGGGTACGGTCTTCTTGCAGATGCAAGCGCAGAAGCTGCTGCGATGATGTCAGACTACGGTGCAGGATTGACCGCTGCTGTGTTCAGTAAATCCGGTGGAGTCCCTGTCTTTGCCAATGGCATGACCACTGTCAGTACTTTAAATGGCACTATCAAAGGCCCCTTGGAGATCTTCTCAGAGCTTACCAAGCTGGGCAAAGGTGACTCATCCATTTACAGGGCTTACCAGCTTTGGGCTGGTGTAAAGCGTGGTAAGAGGTTAATGCCTTCACGGACCAACCCTAATGGTACTGAAGTAAATTACACCCCAGCGGACATAGCCGAGGCTAAGAAGTTCTGCGCTTTAGATCCGGGAGATCCTCCGGGGCTGTACCCTGAGTTTGCCAGTGTCCAGAAAGAGTGGATCAAGTACAACAATCAGTTGGCGAAGTACTTGGTGGACACGGGAGTTATCAGCGGCAAGGCTAGAGCGGAATGGATCAAGTACGCAGACTACATCCCGTTCTACCGTCAGGTGGATGATGAGCAAACCCTTGGGCCTAAGCTGTTCCAGTCTCTTACCGGTGTAAAGCCACCTAAGAAGCTTAAAGGTGGATCAACAGCAGAGGTGTCTGATTTCCTTGAGACTATCATCCGTAACACTCAGTCTGCTATCCAGATGGGGATCAAGAACACGGCTGGTCAGAAGGCAGTGAACGTTGCTCTAAGCTTAAATGCTCCAGGGCAGACTGATGTGCTAGAGCCATTGGCCTATGTATCCACTGATCCTAATAGCATCACCATTCTTGTTAACGGCCAGAAGAAGTCATTTAAATCTTCTGATCGTCTGTGGTTGCAAGCGGTGACCAGCTTGAATCTGCCTGATGTTCCCTTCATGGGACTCTTCTCTAAGCCTGCTCAGTTGCTGCGTACTCTTATCACTAAAGAGCCTGGGTTCATGCTAGCTAACATGATCCGGGATTCAATGTCTTCGTATGTTACCTCTGGGGTAGGCAGTGTGAACCCGGCGACTACGATCAGGAACTTTGCCGCAGCTATCGCTGGCAAGTCACCTGAGTTCCAGGCTCTGTTTAACGCAGGTATCTTGGGAGGACATGAGTACTCCAAGGACGTTATCCAAAGCGGTAACAAGTTTGCCAGTGATCTGCGCAAGACTGCTGGATACAGGACTGCGAACGAAAAGGTTTTCAGCCCAGTGACTGGACTCTGGGAAGCTCTTGAGGTAGGAACTACTGCGTCTGATGCAGCAACCCGGATGCAGGTTTACAGAGAAGTCTTAGCCAAGACTGGCAACGAAGCAGAAGCTATTTACAGGGCTGTTGAGGTGATGAACTTCAACCGCAAGGGTAACTCTGCCATCGTCCGAGTCCTGACTGCTGCGATCCCGTTCTTAAATGCTCGGATGCAAGGCCTGGATGTTTTCTACCGTGCGGCGTTTGGTAAAGGAACAAATCAACGAAGCGCAGAAGAAATCCAGAAGAAGTTCTTTATTCGTGGTGCAACCATGATGGCAATGTCCTGCATGTACTGGGCCTTGACGCATGATGATGATGATTACAAAAAGCAGGAGCAGGAAACAAAGGACAACTACTGGCTTCTGCCATCGTTGGGCATAAAGCTTCCTATCCCGTTTGAGGTGGGTATCTTATTTAAAGTGATCCCGGAACGGATCATGGCTCGCACCTTTGGTACGGATACCAACAAGGACTTTACAGACTCGATGGTTAGGCAATTGGTTAACACCCTGTCTTTAAATCCTATCCCTCAAGTTGCAAAGCCTTTTATTGAGTACAACACCAACTACAACTTCTTTACAGGAAGACCTATCGTTGGTCAGGGCATGGAAGGTGTTGAGTCCGGTTACCAGACTGGGCCAAACACAACTGCGATTGCTGCGGACATTGGCAAACTCACCGGCATGTCACCTTTAAAGCTAGACCACTTGGTCGGTGGGTTCGTAGGGACTATGGGCATGTACGCCTTCAGTCTCATGGACACAATTTACAAGATCAACGGGGATTCCATTGATGCATCTAAGCGGTTTGAACAGACCCCGGTCATCAAAAGGTTCTTGCTTGATCCTGAAGCGCGGGGGACGGTCAGTGCCTACTACGAGATTAAGAATGCAACAGCCGCAGCGGTTCGTACAGCTAGTCTTTTAGAGCGCACTCAGAACTTCAAGGAGTGGGGACCGTACATGAAGGAACACGGGAAGATGCTGGCTACTCACGATTACATTCTTGATCTTGAGAAGACCATGAAAGATTTCCGTGAAATGAAGATGCTTATCCGCGCATCTAAGATGGACCCTGACAAGAAGCGGGATGCTCTCTTGGGCGTAACCAAGGCAGAGAACAGCCTTACCGCCAACATTCAGATCATCAAGAAGAACATACAGTAAGAAGGCCATTGTCAAACAGCCATCCAACGGTCTTACGGTGAGCCTCTTCCCAGATCTCAACCCGTTCGGCCTTGGACAGCTTACTGCCTTGGTCTATATCGAAGTGACATGTAAAGCAGAGAGCAGCGATCCTATAGTCCTGCGCCTTTAAACCTCTGCCTTTACCGTCCCGTAGCTGGTTGGAGTGAGCAGCTACTACAGTGCCATCACTTACCCCGCAATTTTGGCAGGGGGACAGGCGTACTGTCTTTAGAAGATGCGTGTTCCTGTACAAGGATTTGCTCCAGGGTTGTGAACCTGTGCCCGTTATAACACGTTCTTCTTCTAAGTATCCCAGGCTCTGTAACCTTTGTCCGTAGGACTTGGTTCTGTTCTATCTTACAGACTGGACAATTCACCAGGGACCCAGGTCTTCTCTGCCAGTGCCTTAGCGCACTCTGGTTGCTCACAGAAGTAGGAGCAGTTCTCTGCCTCTATCCTGCCTTTGTACTTGTGCTTCAAGTTCTTTAGCTCCATCCGGAGGCTGATGTTGGCAAGCTTTAAATCTAGTATTTCAAGATCAGTCATGTTTGTCCTTTGGTACCTGAGACCGGACTCGAACCGGTAAGCCGTGAGGCGAGGGATTTTAAGTCCCTAGTGTTTACCAATTTCACCACTCAGGCAGGGGGGATGTGTACCGTCCACATATAGCAGTGTTTGTGCTATGTCATCAACCAAGCGGCGCTAACCCGCTACACGGCACACATCCCTTATACGAAGTCTGCGTACTGCCAGACACTGTTTGGAGCGTTTACATTGATGCTCCTGGCGTTCTTCTTGTTCCCTACCATGTGAGCAGTGGGCCATTTGTATGGTACTGCATTTTCTGCTGCTTTCTTTGCTGCTTTCCGCTTCGGTGCCCGCTTGTGGTAAGCAACCCTCTTCATCATTCTAGTTCTATCAGCGGCATTTAAACGCAGAGCTTCGTAGAACTGTGCCTCTACCCAATCCACCCCTGACAGCTTTAAGATCCCAAGGTTACGGTTGATCCGTAGCAGCCTGTTGGTCTTGTCCTTGCTGAACCCCAGTAACGCAGCTATTGCTGTACAGCGTATCCCCTGGGGCAGGCCTAGGACAAAGGAAGCGCAGCGGGAAACTTCCGGGTTATCGTTCTTGATCTGTGACATTACACACACTGCGTCATATAGTCTAAATACCACGCCGCTTTTTCAATGGACTCTGTGCCACCCTTGTGCCGCTCCCTCCAAATGTATTTTAAAGCGTTACCTTTGCAGTAGCCCCGGAACTCTTCCTCAGTCAGCGCTGATTGAATAGCCTCGATACACTCAATCGCCCCCTGCTTGTAGTGCGGTGGGTTGTATACGCTTTCCTGCGCCTCCCGGTGAGCAGCCCGCTCCGCCGAGTCGGCAACGTACGTGTCAGGCCAGGGTTGTGTAACTTGTTCGCGTGTCATTTTCCGTCATCCGTTATTGAGTTGATATGTCTAAGGGCGCATTCGTAGTGACGCGGACCAAACGTCCAACACTCCGGCCCGTGTGTACCAATCCATCCTTCCCGATCGTCTTGGTAAGTAAGTCGCTTCTTGAGAGTGGTAACTTCAGCCAATGCGAAAGCTGTTGCATTGACAAGGTAGGCGTTTGCTTTCCGGTACTTTTCGTTTTCAGCAAGTGCGTCTCCTAAAAGTAAATCCAATTTACGTTCGGTTTCAGTCATGTCACCACCTATGCCAGAGAACAATAATGATCCCGGCAGCTATGCCGATAACGCCACCAGCAATTGCAAGTAAAACTTCAGCCACCGTTCTTCCCCTGTAGTTTTGCTTCTATTTCAAGACACAGATCATGCGTCCCTAGTTTCATATTCTCAAACTCCTCAAGTTCATCATCCGTCAGCCCCTGCCATTGAGTAATGAACTTGTACGCATCAAGCATACGAATAACAAGGATAGCCCGGCCATCGCTGTCATCGTAAATGGTTTCATACATACACTTGGCGCGTACAAAGTCTAGAAATTCCTCGTAGGTCATGCGTTCTTCTCCTTGAGCTTTGCTTCTGCTCGTCTAATAAAGTCCACAACATCACTCCTAAAAGCAATAACATCTTTTGTAAGTTCATCTATTTCAGCATCCGTCAACCCTTGCCATAGGGGTTTCTTGTACAGAGGTCTGTTATCTTCGCTAGTCCAGATCGTACCGCCCACGGCTTGCCAAGCGTATGGTTTGTCAGTGTTTTCGTTCATCGTTCTTCCCCATCCGAGCGGTGTCATCTAAAACCCCTCTTGCGTTGTTCTCGTTCATACCGCGCATCATCCCAGAGCAGTATGCCGATATACACAGCTACAACTATTACTATTCCCAACATTACCATCCAAGTTTTCATTGCCTAAACTTCCTATAGTCACCTAGCCGAGTACTGAGCCAGACGGACAACGGCTTGCACTCATCCTGCATTAGCCAAGTCATGGAAAGACATACGGTTTTTCATCCGTAACCTTCTTCTTACCCTTTGCCAGCGTAGCAACAATGTTTGTTTCCAACTTGCCCTGCTCGTACCCAATAAGGTACATCTCTACTAGTGACCAGTCATATAACCGGGCAATGACAACGTCTTTGCCGTAGGGCGGCTTATCTGCAACAATGTTGATGGTGTTATTACCATCTCCACGCTCAAGACGGAACCCATTTTGTTTGGCTCTGTCTTTGCAGTATTCAATGCGGGATTCAATGATCCAGGGGTTCATTCTGAAATCTCCATCAGTGCGCGCTTTGCTTTTTCCATCCACCACAACGCACTACCGCCGTCAGATACTGAGGACGAGAAATACAAGCCACCATCCGCGTCCTCACCAATCACCCACACCTGTTTTAGCTCGCCGTCAATGGCTGCTTGCAAAACTCGCCCCACGTCAAGGTCTAGGGTTGTTATGACTGGCAGAACAAGCACCTTGTCTACTAACTTCATGGCTCAATCATCCTTCTCATCTTGTCAGCCCAATCGTCAGCACTATCATCTGGCGAGTAGCAGTTGACACATTCCCGAACAATCAACTGGGCAAACTTCTCAATCTCTGGGCTGTACTCATCAAACTGTGTTATAGGTCTACAGAAAAAGAGTTGTTCTTTCTCCCCCGTCATCAACCCAGCTTGTATCCCAAGCTCTATTAGTTGTTTGTTCATGGCTCAACTCCAAAATGAATCCGTATTGCATTAACCCCAATCATTCCGTTGGGACTACTCGCCTTCACCACTCTAACGCATTCCAGCACCACAAGCTCAATGCACTCTTCCAACGCTGCTCGTTGCACCGGACCAATGCTGGACCAATCATTTAAACGCTCAAGCCCTGGTCGGTCAAGTAACTCTTTAATCCGTAAGTTCATGGCTTAACTCCAGAAAGTAAAAAACCTACGCTTGATCATTTCAGCACAGCTATTAGCCACTGATTTAAACCGACGTGCTTCTTCACCGTCATACGTCGCCTCAATGACCATCCCAATACCCTGACATTGTTCTATGCAGTCCTGCAATATCAGCATGGCAAACTTCTCAATACCGGCGTAGTCGGCTGTACATTCCTCACGCCCCCGACTGTCAACGGTAACGTCAAAGCAGCCTTTCATAAGCTCTTTAATCCGTTCATTCATTCTGTTACCCCAAAGTGTTCTTTGATCCGGGCCACTACCTGATCGGCTTTGTCCCAGTCAAGAATAGACTGCACCTCATCCCTAGCTTCTTTACAGCACTCCTTAACAATAGCCTCAGCAGCCCGCTCAACAGTCTCCCGCCACCCGAAGATCATGTCTTCGTAATGGAGTAGCTCCCCGCACAGCTTCTGGATGTTCTCGTTCATGCCACCCCCATCAGTTGACGAACAATGCGTACACGCACAATCTCCATCGTCCCGCGCATCGTTGGTTTCACTGCCTCTATATACTCTTTAGCCGAGATTAAGCTCAAATACGTTTGCACAACGCATGTGGTGTAATTCTCCCGATTGGTTGGCATAAACCAAACTTCAAAAACTTCTGTTTCACCAAGGTTAAATTCTTTCACCGGCTCACCTCCACTTGTGCTTCTGGGTTGTTCCTACAGGCCTGTAAATAGTCCGCACAGAATGGCAGGAAATGAACCCACATGCCCCAGCCATTCGGAGAATTGAACTTCTCAAACCGGTCTTTCTCCGTAGCTAACAAAGCCACACCCTTGGTCAGTGGCTCAATCATCTGCTTGGCATGGGTGATACCAATCTCTTCTGGTCTCCACAGGCACATGTAAATGTCAGCCTCCTGGGCCATCCTGCCCACGTTGTGCGTGATGTTCCGGCTGTAAAGCTCAACACCATCATCCTTAAGCATTACGTCTAAGCTCATGTTCCCGTCCTTTGTTTAAGATCTGCGCTCTCCAACGCATTGCGCACTTCCTCATGCAACTCTTTAAACGGTACAGGTTCAGGACTGCATGAGTGCCACTTAGCATCGTCCTTCATCCTCCAAGCCCCTTTACATACAGAGCATCTGTAGGTGTGGGGAGCATGAATCTTGATGCGGTAATCGTCCATTTGAGCCCCTTTATTTCTTTAAAGCTCCGGCTATAGCTGGCACAACTTTCTCCACGCTGCGTCCTATGACGTAACCGCCAAGCCCCAACTCCACGATGCTCCAGAGTTTTAAGACTTCTGACTCTGTGATATTAGGCGCAGAGAAACCTAACCAGCGGGCAACGATCAACCCGCCAAAGGTCAGCATAAGGATAGGTCTCCAGCAGGCGGTGAGCCAGTGTTCAGACTGTGCCTCTGCCTTGACGATCTCTGCCTGACCAGCGTAAATAGCCAGGGCCATCTGCACTTTCTGTCGTTCCATCTCTCCAGCATCAGGCCAGACCTTGTCCAGTATGGCTTTACCAGCATCCAACGCAGCGGTAAGAGGGTCGAGGCTCATTTTGGAAATTCAAACATTCCAGGAAGTTTAAACGACGATGTTTTTCTGTTTTCCGCTTGTATCTGGTGGTAGTACATTCCCACCGTTCCAGCAGCTTCGGCTATAGGCCAATCAGCAATAATCCCCAAGTGCGCACACATTGCCGCAGCAGCATTGAATGCAGTGTCTCGGTCAAGTTCAAGTTCTTCTATCAAATTTTCCATTTGAAAAAACAGTGCGTCAAACTTTTTTTGCGATGCAATATTCATACCCATTCTCCTGATTCCATTTGATCCGCAAGCCGATGGGCTCGTGTAGGTGTCTGCTTCTCCCACTTACTATCCAGCATGTGCTCAGCCGCTGCTTTGTAGTCCCCGGTCCTTACAGCGCCCAGCATCCCAGGAAACCCAAGCAGACCGCGTATACCCATCTGGAAGGCCATGTTGATAAGCACAGCCAATCTGGGTTCGTTTAAATCTCGTGCCCACGGTAAAGCCTCCAGAACCTGCGCGCTTTTCTCGCTAATATCGTTGGCAAGGAGAAAATCAATTTCGCTAGGACTAAGACCACCACTGCGCCTATCGTCAATAAGTCGGCCACAGCCGATAGTAAGAAACCCCAAACTGTCTTCATACGCATATCGCACGACTCCTTCATCACGTTTAAGTTGTTCTTTAAGGTTCATTTAAAACTCCATATCAGAAGTAAAACAAACGCAGCAACTACTGCCCCGACACAACCGACTTGAAAGAATCTATTAAATGGGTCGCGGTAATGAACAAGAGCGCACCCATAATCAGGACCGTAAGGAAACGCCTCATCAAGCGTTCTCGGAAATGTCTTGACTGTCGTGTTTAACTTCAATTTCTTCTCCTGCATAAAGGGGAAACATGTTCCCGCCTTGTTCTGCCCACTGCCTAGCAGCAAGCTCCCTTTGTGTTAGCAGAATGCAAATGCCATCCACGCTAACCATCCAAGCCACTGGTTTCAAACCATCCATGCTATTAGTCCAAACAAAGTTACAAGAGCTACAGACCACAACAAACTGCTTTTAAACATAGACCGGTAGTACTCATAGTCATCTTCTTCTGTCATGTCTTACTCCTTTCAGGCCAGCTATCGGGCCTTGGAAACCACTGTATGCTTCTGGGATTTTCATCTATCCTGTTTCCATAGATCTCCACTTCCCTCATCTTGTCGGTGTCTATACAGGCCCAAGACCACCTTCTTCCATCCCACCACCGAAGCGTATGTTCGCCTGTCGGCCACCATCCCACACTAGGTGGTTTCCCTATGTTTGCCATTTATTTTTTCTTGTGGAAGGTGTTCCAGTTGTCAAGCCAATTGCGGCGCAGGCTTTCAGGGCACGGATTTACATAGCTTTTGTACGGGCAATGCTCAATGGGAGTAGCAGGCTGGTCAAAGAACTTACGCTCTTTTAAGGTGTCCTTGGTGTGGAATCTTGCAAAAGGGCTCATCGCTTGATCTTCTTCAAGGACTTGACCGGGGCTTTGGAAAACTCCGGGTAGGTTCCGGGCTGGGTTCCAATCTTATGATCAGTCCCCCAGGCTCGCACAGCAGCGTCATTTAAACGCTGTGCTTCGCGTTGTTGTTCAATTGTCGGTAGGTTTTTCATCTTCAACTAACAGTAGTTTTTCAAGTTCTTCACAGACAAGTTCGCCAAAGGATTTCCCGGAAGGGAACCTCATCTGCGATGCTTTGTTGTCTACGGTGCATTGCATAGATGCTTTTACACCAGCATTGAAAGCTGCTGTGTACACATCTCCAGATGCGATACGGGCATGGATAGCTTCCCGTACAAGCTGGCTCATGGGAGTCCGCTTCCTCTTGGAGAAAGCTTTCATGTCCTTGTAGACTCCTGGGTCTAGATAAGCCATGAACGGTTTAAATTTAGGCGAAGGGGTCATTTGCATCCTCGTAGTCTTTTAGTAGTTGATCGAACCTAGCTTGTGCGTCCTTGTTCCCATGAAGCTCTGTCCTAGACTGAATCCCCAAGGAAACGCAGAGTGTTCCTGCTGCGCCGTCTTCAGTAGCGCATCCCATGAACCTTTGGAACAACTCTGCCTTGCAAAGAATTGCTGCTTTCTGGGTGCGGCTGTTGTAAATTACCGGGGACTCATCGTCATTGATCCTTACAAGGGCACAGCCGTACCTAGCCCCAACGAAATCCCTAAGTAGTTCATCAGGGATCTCATCAGGATGCAAGGACAACGTCAGCACATAACCAGTCCGGTCTTGCTTTAACGCAACCTTGCGAGCTTCAAACTGGAGTGCCACGGTGTCCTGCCTGTGAGTCACGCAGACCGATCTGCCATTCAAAGTAGCTAGTCAACACTTGATACCCTTTGACCTCGTCCTTGGCCTTGTAGAGGCTCTTAGCCATCGCAGCAAGCTCTTCCTTTAAAGTGAAGATGCGGGTAGTAAGCTCCTTCTCCAAATTGGTTTGCTCCCGGATCACATTCCGGACAGTTTCAATCCCTGGCTTTAAAGGATTGACAGGAGCAATCTTCTTCTTGCCCTTGCGCTTAGGCTTAGCCAGTCCCAAGGCTTGCCTACGGGCATAGTAGACATTGGAGCTATGCGAATCAGGAAACGCAGTGATGCATTCCTTGACAGTGGCTTTAGGGTTGTTCTTAAAGAACTCCCTCATCTGTGCTGCTACATTCATTTAAATCCCCTTAGAAAGGAAAGTCTTCTTCTTTCAGATCTGCCTTCTTAGGGGCAGGCGCACTACCATCCGCGACATAGCGGTTGACAGAGATGGAGAGGTACGTCGCCCCTGCCTTGGTCTTCTTCTTCCAGCCATTGATCTTGAAGGTCACAAAGCCATCTTCAACCTTAGCCGCAGTCATGTCATCAATGTTGATGGCAAGCTCACCAAAGTAGTCTGGCGCTTTTTCATGCAGCTTGGTCTTGCTAGCCATCAACCGGCCAGAGTCCGGGCGCTGCTCAAATGGGGTGTTGTAATCGCTCATTCTCATTCTCCTTTAGTGGCAGGCAAATCAGCCCGTGCCGTTTTAAACACATGAACAACTTTCTCGTACAGCGCTGCGTTGTTCGCTTGCAACCTCTCAATTTGCTCCTGATTTGCTTTCCAGTAGCTCATCAAGTCCTGCCCTGATTTACATATCCCTACGAAATCAATCATGCTCTGGCCGAACAAGGCGATGTTTGCATCATCCTTATCGTCCCTGACCTTTGCCTCCACGGTCTTGACAGGAGTCTTAACCTCTGGCTTTGCCGGAGCATCCTCTTGCTCAGGGAGATCTTCCCCGGCATAGATGTAAAGGCCAATCCCATGAAGAGCCAGAGCCTTGGTCATGCACCGCATCAGGCTGGTGTTGACTTGGAACGCATCCGGCTTTTGGATGGGCTTGTTCCTGTGATCCATGATCGGCAGGAAGCAAGTCATGGGCTTTCCAAACATGGTGACCGTGACCCAGACCATCCCTGTGCCGTTGATATCCATGAAAGGCACACCGTTGAACAGAGTTACCTCAAATGAGGCATTTGAATCTGCCTTTAAAGCTTCTGTCCATGCCCAAGCCCAGCTTAGATAGCTAAGCCCGTTCTTCTTCTCCGTGTGATCCTTAACGTTAAGCTTCAAAAGCTCCAGAATCTTGTCCACCGAGTTCTCGTTGGTACTGATCGCACCACTTGGCAACTCCACAGAACTCTGCGCAACGCCTTGGTTCTCCTGGTCTGACTTCGACATAACCCTTCTCCTCTTTCGCCCGTTCCCGAGCCTCGTTTAAATCACTGTAGATCTTGATGGCAGTTTTCCTGCCCTCTCGTTTTACTGCGTACACAGTCTCTGTCATCCACCGTTCTTCTGGGGTGCAATCCCGAAGATCATCACCTAGATGGTGGGAGATCTTTGAGTCCCGATGTAAATCCAACCTATCCCGTACAAATGTCTCGGCCCTTACCGAGTCCCACATAGGGATCTCAAGGTTCTGAACTGGGGCTTTCGGGTAGTTCTCCCGCTTGTCGTTGCGACTCCAGTCCCGGATGATCGCGGTGATGAACAGACCAGAAACCTTCTTGCGCTTCACGGTCTCCACCAGCCATTTGTAGACGTTAAGCTGCTCCTCCCACTCCTTCTTGTTCTTCATATACGCCCAGGCAGAGGTGGTCTTGAAATCTGTTACCAGAACACCGCTCTCTGTCTCGTGCTGCAAGTCTATCTGCCCACTCACAACAACGCCATCAACATCAATGAATAACCTTTCTTCCGTAAGGTGATTGTCTGTCTTCGCGTTCTCCAAGATGTTGTGGATGGCGCTACCGATCAACTGCCACATCATGTCAGCTACATCAGTCTCCATCTCATGGTAGTGCTTGTCTGTTAGCCGCTTGATCTTGGGAGATGACATGATCTCCGTGACGCTATACTGACTAGCTCCCTTCGTGTAGGTCTGCTTGTTGGCGAGGGTGACAAAGACCTCTGGCAAGCCGTGTTTGTTGGTGATCTTCAACATCTCTCCTAGGAGTTGCAATGCAGGAAACGGATGATAGCACTAGTCTTGAGGACTTGCAAGCCCTATCTCAAACAATTTTTGGTGAGCCCGCTTCCAAGGCCAACAGCAGGAAGATCGTCAGGTACGGGGGCATGTCTCGGATCATCAAGAGCGCCAAGGCTTTAAATTATGTTGACATATTTAAAGCTCAGATCCATCCAGGGTGGACCCCTCTCGACGGGGACGTAGTGGTCACTATGCACATCTACTACGCAAGCCGTAGACCTGACCTAGACGAGTCCTTGATCCTTGATCTGCTCCAGGGCTCAATGTATTTAAATGACCGTCAGGTCAAGGAGAAACACATCTACTGGCATCTGGACAAGGAGAACCCGCGAGCCATCATCGAGGTAAAAAAAAGCCCCTCACTGCAAGGGGGGACAGTGAGGGGCCAAGGGCCGAGGAGGCTAAGCCGTCAACTCGGGAGCTAGGCGAGAACTAGCCAACGAAGTGTACCACAGGATCACCCCATGCGCCACTGAGCCTTCTATAGCCGACTATAGCCGACTATAGAGACCTCTCTCTAAAGAGGGTGTTGCATTCCTGCGTTGTGTTGTGCTACAGTCTCGCCAACGTCGGGGTTGGAAATCCCGGTGGCAAGCCAATAGATTAGACTCTGTGCCCCTGTACTGGGGCGTCTCGCTCACAAGGCGGGATTTTCCACACAGGGGTCTTATCTATTGGCTTTTTCTATTCCCGGACCCCACCCGTCAGCAAGAGCTATACCGGCTGCGTGGGAGAACAGGTACGAGGTATGTCGAAAGACTACGGGGCAACTACCCCCAGAAATCCTCGGGGCTGGGTTTATCTGCAAGCCTAGGGGTCAGGTGACTGACATGCAGAATCGTCGTGAGACGGGTGACACCTACTCTCTTTTCTCCTGGGCTGGGGAAGGGGGGGTTTTGGGTGATATATACCAGGGAAGAGGGTTTTCCCTACAAGGGGGCTAAGAAATGCTGGTAGGTTATGACATGTTTTACATGGTCTTCGTCGCGGGTATGAGAATGCCTAAAGTCGTACATGAGACCATCGAGGAAGCAAGACACGCAGTCAAGCTTTTAAAGGATGCAGGGTACACAAAGGAGATCTTCATCATGGGTGTTGTTGAGAAGACACCGGGGAGGAAGATCCTGACTTTAAAGCCTTGGGTGACCGTAGAGCCTAGGCCAAAGAAGGAACAACCTTTAAAGAAGGGGAAGAAATGATTGAGGTAAAGCTCTCTGCGGATGAGATGTACCAAGCCGCGATCATTGGTGCTCATCGTCGGATCACCTGCATGTACGGAAGGAACGCAGACAAACGACAACAAGATCGCCGGGGGAACAACTGGACAATAGACATAGAGGCATGTGGCGCTGAGATAGCCGTCGCAAAGCTTTTAAATAAGTACTGGGTCGGCGGGTCTTTTGATGGTCAGCAGAAGTACGATGTAGCGAACAAGCAAGTTCGCCATACCTCGTTCAATGGAGGGGACATGTTCATCTACCCGAGAGATGACCCGTCACATGAGTACATCCTTGTGACCGGCACTGCCCCGGATTTCAAGGTCATCGGCTCGATCCTTGGAAAAACAGTTCAAAACCTAGGGTATACCCATGACTGGTGGATCTATCCAAAGACTAAACTAGTGCCCTCGTGGTGGGTTCCGCAAACCGCTTTGATGAAGCTAAAGGAAGATGTAGGATGAAAGACCCCGAGGACACCGTAACTTTTGAGCTGGAGCTTACATGGCAAGAGACTACACCCAAGAATACAAGACGCAGCTTTCAAGAGGAGAGCATGAGGCGCGGATGGAAAGACAGAAAGCACGCAGGAAACTTGATTCCAAGGGAGTGTCCCGTGCAGGAAAGGACGTTGCCCATGTAAAGGCACTGTCCAAGGGAGGTTCAAACTCTGACGGAGTAAGGTTGGAGTCAGCTTCCAAGAACAGGTCATTTAAAAGGAACGCAGACGGGAGCATGAAGTGACACCTGAGTTCGTTGAGCAGTTCCATTTCGGCGAATCAACAAGGGTAAGTTGCCCATCCTGTTCAGGTGACAGGAAGAAAACAAACAGCAAGGACATGACCCTGACAAGGAAGGCAGACGGTGCTGTTGTGTACCACTGCCATCATTGTTTAGAGACAGGTTCTGTACAGCCTGAGAAGAAACGGGAGTTCAAATTGTCAGCGGTCCCACAAAAAGAAATCATCAGCAACAAGTTAGAAGCAAAGCACTACAGTTACCTATTAACAAGGGGCATTACGCAAGAAACCGCAGACAAGATGAAGTTGTTTGCTGCGGACAAGTTCTTCTCACGTTTAAATAAGGTCACGGACGCGATAGGTTTTCCCTATTACCGGGACGGGGCATTAGTCGCGGCAAAGTACCGCAGCTTTCCCGAAAAGGACTTTACACAGGACGCGGGCGGGGCACACGATTTCTTTGGGATTCACCTCGTAGAGAAGGGTAAACCCTTAGTCATCGTAGAAGGTGAGATTGATTGCCTGACATTGATCCAGGCAGGGATAGAAAACGCAGTGAGTGTCCCAGCGGGTGCGCCTATCAAGGTGGCAGATGGGAAGGTGCTTCCTTCGGAGGATAAGAAGTTCTCCTATGTCTGGAATGCAAGGGAGATCCTGGACGCAGCGCCCTATGTCATCTTAGCGACAGATCAGGATGCGCCGGGGCAGGCCTTAGCAGAAGAGCTTGCTAGACGGATAGGAAAAGAGAAATGCAGAGTAGCTAAGTTTTCCAAGAAGGACTTGAACGAAGTCTATCTCGGTGACCCATCTCAGGAAGGGGGTGACCCATCTCAGGAAGGGCCGAAACGGGTCCGCGATGTGATCGACTCTGCAGTCGCATACCCCATCGCAGGCCTGTCCGATGCTTCGACCTATGCCGATCGTTTAAATGACCTATATAACCAGGGCACGGGCAAGGGATTCTCGACCGGATACTCGTCGGTTGATAGCATTTACACCGTCGCCCCAGGTCAATTAACCGTTGTCACCGGTTATCCATCATCGGGTAAATCTAATTTTGTCGATCAGATTATGGTTAACCTAGCCCGAGGGTCAGAATGGAAATTCGCAGTCTGTTCGTTTGAGAATCAACCCGAGATTCACATCAGCCGGTTAATGGAGATTTACACGCGCAAAAGGTTCTTCGACGGGAAGGACAGGATGACGCAGGCCGAAAAGGACGATGCATTTAAATGGGTCAACGATCACTTCCTGTTTATTGATTCAAACGGCGAAGAGCCGTCAACCCTCGATAGCGTATTAGAGCGGGCCAGGGTCGCAGTCAAACGCCTGGGGATAAGGGGGCTGATAATCGACCCTTACAATTATCTTGAACTGCCACGCGAGAATCTAACCGAGACCGAAGCAATCAGCCAGATGCTGACGCGGGTTCAAAAGTTTTGCAAGGCGCATGACGTTCACACGTTCTTCATTGCGCACCCCTCGAAAATAAACCGCGCAGGGGTCGATCAGCCAAGGCCTGACGGTATGAGTATCAGCGGATCTATGGCATGGTGGGCGAAGACTGATAACGGGATCACAGTCCACCGAGGCGCGGATAAGCTGGTGGAAATAGCAGTATGGAAATGCCGATATCGCTGGGTCGGTGCTCAGGGTGAAACATCCCTGTTATATAATAAAACATCCGGCACATATGCCGAGAATCTAGATATGTTCTAAGCAAAAGAAAAGGGCCCCGAGGGGCCCTTATTTATTTATCTGCCATAAATATCGCATTGTTTAGATTCTGCGTCGTTCCCTGCCTCACCTTAATATATTCCCCTTTCTCGTGTTTCATTCTCCACACCTGCCATATACCATTCTCCCAAGTAATAAACCTCTCCCATTTTTTCACAAACCCGTCGTGATCTATTAGCTCGACCCGTTGGTGCGGGTATGTTGCTTTCAAAAACGCAGGGGCTCTATTCGTTACCACCTTAATACGTTTAAATGTCATACCGGTGTTGAATCACACAAATAACCTCATTGGCGTGATCAGTTTGAAACGCCCGCAGGCTAGTGCAGAAATACCCTCCCGCAGGCGAATGGGTTTCCCGATAAACCAGGGGCAGGAAGGCATTGTGAACCTCGTCCGCGCTTATATCGTCTTGATCGGACCAGAATCTAACCCATTGGTCTGACCCCTCGCAGCCTAGGTGCATAGTGCTGAGGGTTTCACAAAAAACCTCAAGCGAAGGATATTCAGGATCTGACCTTGGAATTTGAATAGAACCGTTCATTTAAATCTCCTCAGTTAAAATGAGTCGGGGGAAGGGCAAACGGTGGGGCTCAGTTTCCACCATTTGCGACCAATACCTATATCCCAAGTTTTGATTCTCGCGGTATTGTTTATCCCTTTCCATTTGATCCTGATCGGTATAAACACCGAAAACCACCTCGTCGCCTACGCAGCATTCAAACAGAATCCAGACGGGGATTGATTGACCTAATTTCATTTAAATGTCTCCCAATGATGTATAGCCGTGGCCTTGCACCGCTTTGCCGATTGCTTCCAATGCATCGGATATCAGCGGGTCAGAATAAGGGGCCTGATACGCCTCCACAATCGCCGCGAGGGCCTTCAACAGGTCAGGCGCAGCAGCGCATAGAGCCGCATTCGCCCGCTGAGCCTCTACAGGGGCCCAGGTCTGCGCACAATCAGCCACCAGGGCGATCCCGTGGCGGGTATGAGACCAAACCGTAGCAGTTTTCGGGGAGCAAGCCCATTCTCCACCTGTTCGTTTAAATGTCATGCGTCACCTACTGGTTTCATTGCCAAGCGGATATCTTCAAACCCTTCCATCATTCCGATAACATCGCTGCGCGTCGGGCGATACCCGCCAATAAACCCCTGGGCGATGAAAATCCACGACCCATTGTGCAGAATATAACCCTGCCAGAGCGACCCTTTAATTCCATTAAACCAGCATCGGCCCAGCGGATTAAACCGAGCCCCGCAAACATAAAATGTTTTGATCATTTACCATTCTCCGAAATAAGTAAACCCAATAACAAGCGCCAGAATCAGCGCCCCGAAATAAGCCGCGAGGTATATCATGCGGCGAGCTTAATATGTTTAAAAATCATATTGCCCAGGTCGTCGAGGGTATTAACCCGGACAGATTGCGGATAAACATGGGAAACCGTGTGCAGAATCCCGACACCTATCGTCGTGATCCCTAAGCGCGCACCAGACTCGACCTGAGCGATAGCAGCCTGTACATCGCCATCGCCATCGGTCAGAGCAAAACAAACCCGCCTGCGGGCACTGTGACGCAACAGCAGCCCATGCGCGTGACTTAGCGCCATCGCGTCATTAGTCCCCCCATATACGTCAACCCTGGGCAATAAGCCAATCGCTTTGCGAGCCGTCATCCCCCAGGGTTTAATGATTGATATTTCATCAGCGAATGCGGTGACGCATACATCAACCCCTGCTGCGGTTAATGTTTCCACCAGCGCAGCGCAGGCAGGTATCGCATAAGTAATCTTAGAATTCCGATTCATTGAAGTACTAAGGTCTAGCATAATTACCACCGCAGAATCAATACCTTCAGTATCAAGTCTGCGCATAAAAACTTTATCGTTACCTGCGGCAATAGTTTGAAGACGGCCGGTATCTAATGACCCGGCTCGCTTTCCGCGCTGATATTCGCTCGTCCCGCTATTGTCGAATAGCCGTTTAACCTCGGCCCGTAGTTTTGCTGACATATTGCAATCAGTAGAATATCGCTGACTGCTGCGCTCATCCTTTAAATGTTTCCCATCGGCCAATATTGCACTGGGGTCGAGCGGTGAACCGCTTTGCGCCTCGCCTGGATTAGTTTGCGGCTCGACTGGGCGCGATTGTTGACTGCGATCCGGACACCGCCGCGCAGCAGCGTCAGGGGCCCGGTCGATAGGGTCCCCATGCCCGTTACCCTGGCCCTCGCCTTCGCTTGGTTCGCCCTCGCCGGGTTGACCCTCGCCAGAGCCACCAGCATCGCCCTGCGGGCCCTCGTCGCCCTCGCCTGGGCCCTCGCCCTGGCCTTCGCCCTCGCCTGGGCCATCTTCGCCCTCGCCTGGGCCCTCGCCCTGGCCTTCGCCTTCGCCTTCGCCGGGTTGACCTTCGCCCTCGCCTTCGCTTGGTTCGCCTTCGCCGGGTTCACCGGGTTCGCCGGGTTGGCCCTCGTCGCCCTTGTCATCGGGTTTATCTTGCGGTTTATTCTCGGGCTTATTCTCGGGTAATTGCAATTGAGACAACACCCATTCCGCGACTGCAAGGGTATCTTGACTATTATTGCAAGTATCAATGCGGATTGAAGCTTCCGCAAATATCCCCTTTAAACCATTTGCAAGGGGGACAGGGGGTGCATATCGCCTGCCGCATACTGCAAGCGCAAACGGGTATTGAGCCGGGTCAGACCAATCATCAACAGAATCAAGCGCTTCGATTACCATGCCACCAATTAACTCAGTCAAAACTGAGGTTATATTGCCCAGTAATCCAGAGTTAATACCCTGCCGCTCGATCCATATATCTTCAACGGCATTATGTAATCTGGCAATATAACCGCCTCCGAGCCCGACAGTAAAGTCGGTATACTTGCGGTGAAGCAATTCGTGGATTACAAACCCGACAAACTTAACCAACAGCGCCCGATTAATCCGCGCATCATCGATGACATTAGTCAGGAAAATCGAGCCGCTGGAATTAATCGCAGCGGTTGATATTCCCGAGGTCCAAGTAACCGAGATTTTGCCCAAGCCCAAAGCGGCAGAGCTATGATGGGCAAATGACTCAATACCGGCCCTTAATTCCCATCCGAGAATATTAGAACGGGTCAACAGTTTATCTAAATTCATTTTATTCCCCTTAAATCAAGTTTTTAATGACCGACTCGTCAATCGTCGCGAGCCGCACCGCCTCAAGCGCCACCTGCCCTTCAATGGGTTGACGCGCAGCTATACAGCTTGCCCAGGCTTGCAATGGACTCATAAGGGCCAGGGCCCGTATATAAGCGATCACGCAGCGAATGCTAGGCGCGTCAACAATATCGCCGGTCTCGACCTGGGCCCGCAATATCCTGACTGAACTAATAACATGCTTCGCAAGCGCAGGATTACAGCCGGTGTGGTTTACCACCGCCTGAATTTCCTGTTCCAACGGCAGATAATCGAATTTCATACTAGCGCTAAATCGCTCGCCAAATGCGCTATTCTGAGTTTGGGTTCCGGCATATCTATTAGAATCATCTCCATTGCCCATTGTATTATCTGCGGCGATAATAATAACCCCCTGCGCTTTGCGCCAAACATGCCCGCCGATATTAACCGCCGCTTGGGGCTCAAGTAACCCATTTAAAGGGGCTAAACAGCCCGGTGATGAATTACTAACCTCGTCAAGTAATATAACGCACCCAGGGGTGGTGTATGCCGATAGAAAATCCTGCGGTTGGAATTGGGTATCCCCATTTAATATACCTGTTCCACCGAGATAATCGCTGGGTTCGGTATACTTGTGAAAGTTAATCCTAACGAATTTGCGCCCAGTGCGAGCCGCAAACTGCTGGGCAGATACCGTCTTGCCCGTGCCCTTGGGACCCCCAAACCAAAGGTTTAGGTTATTACGCTCGGCATATGCTAAATGTAATAATACTTCAGTGGTCCAGATAAAATTATTATCTATTGCGGGTGACTCGCCGTGATCCCACACCGCAAACTCTACTGGTCTCGCCTTTGGGTCATTTAAAGCAACGC